CCTCAGTTGCTTCTTTAATAGTAAACTCTTTCTTGGACCATTTGTTGTCGTGCTGGTCTACCCAGTGTAGATCTGTTTCCTTCATGATTCTGTTCTCCTGTTGAATTAGTTTGGGTACTCCTTTTTCTTTCCCTCTGCGTTTGGTGCAGTCATGGCATATACGGCAGTAGTGGCAGTCGGTGCAGTTGGTGCAGATATGGCAGTTGGTGCAGATACGGCAGTTGGCACAGTTGGTGCAGTCGGCACAGTTGGTGCAGTCGGTGCAGATACGGCAGTTGGTGCAGTAGTGGCAGTCGGTGCAGTTGGTGCAGATATGGCAGTTGGTGCAGATACGGCAGTAGTGGCAGTCGGTGCAGTCGGTGCAGTTGGTGCAGAAGTGGCAGTTGGTGCAGTAGTGGCAGTTGGTGCAGTAGTGGCAGTTGGTGCAGTTGGCGCAGTTGGTGCAGTTGGTGCAGTCAACTAGGGACTCACTAGCCTCAGTTGCTTCTTTAATAGTAAACTCTTTCTTGGACCATTTGTTGTCGTGCTGGTCTACCCAGTGTAGATCTTCATGATTCTGTTCTCCTGTTGAATTAGTTTGGATATGCAGTGGAATTAGCTTCTTGAACCCCTACGGCCTGTCATGGCGCGAAGAGAGAAGAAGGTGTAGGGGTCTTCGTAGTTTGTGACTTCAGGATACTCTATGATCATAATAATACTCATAGCTAGGGTTCTTGGTTTTTTTTTTTTTTCTCCCCCGTAACCAGGGGTCGCTTGTCCTTGGATGATGTATGACTCATGGTGGCCGGAGGCGGTGCCCACTACCCACAATCAAGCCACTCATATTCTATTCCACAGCATCCAGTGATAGGCCAGCCTTTAAACAGTTCCATGCTCAGCTCGTTGTCCTCGTAGAGCCTCCTTGTCAGTATCTACGGGTCATGCAGCACTTTGGACCGCTAGGGCAAAGGTTCCAAGAGCTATGCATATCCCGCTCATAAGTCTTCTCCTTGGTCGTTAGGTGCCCACTCTTGAGCACTGGGGTACTCCGTCCTATGGCGTGTCGTCTTATGGGGTAGCCTCTGGTAACTTGGGTTACAGGTGCGGCATACCCCATTATCGGTTAAAACTCCACAGTCTTTACAATGGGGGATGTCCTCAATGTTGTGTATGCCCATTAACCGAAGTGCCCTCCTTAGTACTCTCTTGGATGGGTGCAGCACATGTTGTGCATTGGGGACGCTGCTTAACTCCTGGTTGTCCAATATAACTACTGTACTAATCTGCTTGCTCATGGTTATATCTCGTCGTTAAAGTAAAACAGAGGGCCGTTGCCTGAGTAGATAACTGTTTCGTCTTCGTCATTGAGGTTAGCTGTAAACCTGCAATAGGGGTTTTCAGAGTCGCACCCTAAGCTCTTTACCTTGTGAAGGTCCATCAGTTCTTTAAGGTCTTCCATAAAAGTGTTGCTCTTCATATTGTACTCCTTGGATTACTGGTCCCGGATCAACTGGACAACAGATTATAGCAGCCATTGATAATGCGACTAGTACCACAAGTATTAACCACCCGTTCATGTGCTTGTCCTCTGGTTTAAATGATAGTTGGCTGGCTCATCAGCGAACAGGTACCGCCTGCTCGGATACTGCGGACGCATTGTCCGCAGTATACTGGATCAGCAGTCTTGCGCAAGGAACCCGCAGTCCATTCTTATCAGGGAGGTTTCCGATTGTAGCCACTCGAAAAAAGTACCCTCTTGTTCGGAGCTCAAGTCATCGTTGGCACCTGCAAGCTCATCAGCTTCGTCTGGATCAATGCCCACGTCCTCAAAAGAAAGGCCTCTGTCCTCTAGGTACCCAAGAATGGAGCTGTATTCTGTCCATTCGCAAGAAATAGCGCAAACGTCCAGCTCGGTTTCTTCTCCAATCTCATCTTCTAAGCACTCTAAGTACTCAAAGAGAGCAGTAAGAGCGTCACGGGAGAAGTTATCTTTGTACTGCGAAAGAGAGAAAGCTGAAATGAAATCATTTACTAATACTGTGGTTTTCATAGTGGTCCTCTTTGATAGTGTAGGTTCTGCACTTCCCATCGGGATGCGCTTGACTTGTTAATGTAGCTTCTTGTCCTAATGCCAACCTTGCGTACCAGTCGGCATCGTTTATGCCAAGTGTGAGTCCCCTGTCTTAATAACCAGGGGACACGACTCGCTGAGTCTGCTGCCCTTGCCTGCACAGTCGGTGCAGTGCCAACAGCCGGTGCAGTCGGTGCAGTCGGTGCAGTGCCAACAGCCGGTGCAGTCGGTGCAGTCGGTGCAGTGCCAACAGCCGGTGCAGCCGGTGCAGTCGGTGCAGTCGGCGCAGCCTTGGCAGCCTTGGCAGCCTTGGCAGTCGGCGCAGCCTTGGCAGCCTTGGCAGCCTTGGCAGCCTTGGCAGTTGGTGCAGTTGGTGCAGTTGGTGCAGTTGGTGCAGTTGGTGCAGTTGGTGCAGTCACGGCAGATATGGCAGCCGGTGCAGTCATGGCATATACGGCAGTTGGCGCAGATACGGCAGTAGTGGCAGTTGGTGCAGTCATGGCAGCCGGTGCAGTCGGTGCAGTCGGTGCAGTACCAGCAGTTGGTGCAGTTGGTACAGTTGGTGCAGTAGACTAGGGACTCACTAGCCTCGGTTGCTTCTTCAGTATTAAACCTTTTCTTGTCCCACTTATTGCCGTTCTGGTCTACCCAGTGTAGCTCTGTTTCCTTCACGATACTGTTCTCCTTTGATAGGTTTTCTCCCTTGTAACCAGGGGAGAGCCGGAGTTCTACTGAACCCGGTTATACGAGGTAAACTTCACACGATTTCAGTGTTTCGTAACACTTTAGTAATTTCAGTGGGTTACAATTTCAATGCTTATGTTAATAAATCTAATATGTTAATAGGACTATGTTGTTTTTACGTTGTTATTAACTCGTCACTCTTTGGGGACTCATGGCGGGGACTCTTCGGGCTCTTTTGGCCGGTGGTTCACAGAGTTAAGTGATCCACTGAAGAGTATCCGCTAAAAACCCTATACTGTGTATATTTATTTCCTCTCTTTTTCTCTCTTTTTCTCTCTTTTTCCTCATCCTCTATATAAAGTTAGGCTATCCTAACAAAAAAGAACCTTCTTATATACTATTTACTCTTTACTCTTCAGTGGACCAGTAAACCAGCGGATCAGGGGTCAAACCTCAAAGAGAGTACAAGCCAAGAGTCTCCAACGAGCCTGAGAGTTTCCCCTGGTTATTTGTCAAAGAAATCAGCAACATCCGTAAACCACTGAATTACTTAATAAATCAGGATGTTGCTGAAATCATGAAAGTATCAAATTATGTGGCAGTACGAAGTATCAATTCTGCCTAGTACAAAGTGGCGACGTACCTGCCACAAAATTTGCTATTTACCTGCACACTGTGGTACTTTTATACCACAGCGTAGGACAATTCGAACGTACTAGTAAATGCACTGCGGGGTCTGCTGTGCAAGCCTACTGGCCCTCTTTTTAGTGAGAAATCCGAAGGCCTGTAGGTTGTTTATCAAGTGGTAATTTGTTTCAAACACCATGTCCATACCACACCCCGACACTTTTACATTCCCGACTTTGTTGAGAGGCGAGCCCGAGAATGCACCAAATAAGTCATTGTAGTCATTATACTGAAACCTGCTGGCATGCTTAGACGGCTTTTCACAGGCTCTAAAGCTCATGGTTCGAGTCATACCGGATCTTGAAACACTGTGGACAACACATAATACTCTCCCCTGGTCCAGTGCTTTTATGTACTGCTTTGCCTTTGTTTCCAGAGAGCTTACATACCCCTGGATACCTTCATCACTCTTTGAGTAGTATGAAGGCATCTTAATCTTACCTGAAATCAGTTGTTCTGCGATACGGTCATGGCGTGTCATGTGTTTCTCCTTTTAGTGTCTATCTTATACCCTATAGTACTAAACTCTGTTCCTCTTGTCAAGTACTAATCTTACTTCTTTACTACTGGATCAGTGCTCGTCTTTCTGGCCGTTATACTTAGTAGCTTCAGAGTTAAAAAGCAAATCTGTACAGAATGTGCAGTTCGCACAGTATGCGTAGTTGTAGCACTCTCCGCAGTTAAATAGGGCTTTACTCTGTTTTTCAGCCTCTTCCTTAGTATACAAGTCCATGCTCCCGCTGTTGTTTCTACCATCAAACCGCACTTTACCAGCACTCTGAATCATGATATTTCTCCCTTTAGTGTTTATCTTATACTCTATAGTACTAAACTCTGTTCCTCTTGTCAAGTACTACTCTTGCTTTCTTTTACTCTTTACTACTGGATTGGTACTCATTCATTCTTTCTACTCCTTATAATGCATAGACCATGCCAGTTAGTACTAATACAATTACCTAGTAATACTGCGTACTTACGAGACCTGAGTACAAGTGGTTCACTGTTGACGTACAAATAGCTGTACCGAATACCCCTAACCATCTGTTAATACTACTAATCCAGTTAACTATACCCGTACAAAATACTATACTGTGGAAAATTGATGGGGTGTGGGGGTATGGGCTGGCCCACTGGTGCGGGTATGTGGAAACCCTACTCTCACAGCAGATCAGTGAATCAGATGACACAAATTTTGTAACCACAGTGAATCAGATGACACAAATTTTGTAACCACAGTGAATCAGATGACACAAATTTTGTAACCACAGTGAATCAGATGACACGTAACCCTCTTACGCTAAGGCACAAAAATTTGGGGTAAGTACCCGTGGAGGAAATTTAAGCATTATTTTTGTTTGAAAAATACCTTCAGTACGTGTATAATAAAAACTAAAGAAACTTTAACCTAAAAGAGTAGCTCCATGAATGAAGGAATCCTAAAACTACAGTACGAAATCCTCGGGGTCTCTTTTGCCGAAATGGCCTCTGGAGAAGAGTATTCTCCAGAGTTCCTTAAAGGCATCGCCAAGCAGCAGGAGTGGAAAAGAAAATTCGAACCCCTGAGCTTGACTGAAGAGGATTCAGATGTCTTCTTAGAGGACTCTAAGAAAAGACTCCAGATTTTCGAGACCTCAAAAGAACTGTACCTCGCCGGAAAGTACTCTATCCTAGAGGCGAGCGTTATCCAGAAAGCAATCCTGTCAGCCGAACGCGATGACATCTCAGTCAACGAACTGAAGACCCTCTCCTCCATGCTGACCTCGTTAAAAGGGCCTCCTAAGTCCAGTGCAGCCCTTGAGGACGGAGCTCCCCTGGTTGTGGTTAAGGACTATAGGGGCTCATGAAAAAGCTGATACTGCTGGTATGCCTCTGCTCCCTGATAACCGGATGCTCTCTAATGGAGAAGTCTGAGACAGCTCGTTGGGATGCTTACAGAGAGGCACAGCATGCGAGCATCGTCGCTAAGTCTCTAGTTGTTAAGCAGAGGGAGGAGACTAAACGAGAGTGGTTGAGGACTCAAGTGGAGGTCCTGGAGAACCCTTTGGCGGACTCTTCTGCCGCTGCTATATTTATGGCTGTTCGAGTCGCTGAGATGTTTAGTCCCGAAGCCCGCGCAGCAGAAGCTTTCATGAATCATCAGACCGAGATTCCTACAGGGGTCCTGAAGGAGACTCTTCAGGAACTCCGGGGTTTTGCGCCTGCTGTGCTTACCGGATGGGCCGTAGGTCAGGTCTTTAAAAAGGCAGATGAGTAGTCTCAGGGAACTGTCAAATCCAAAGGTACCTTAATGAGTGTGCTTGAACGCTTGATAGGAGCTTTACTGACTCCTAACATATTAACATATATCATAACTTCCTATGTGGGAGTTGTCATGTTTTTCCTGAAGTCCTTCGACAAGAGGATCAGAGCTTTAGAAAAAGGAAAAGTTGATACCGAGGATCTTGTGAGTGTTCGGGAACTCATGCAGCAGATGATCAAAACTCAAGATAAACGTGCTGACCGAATAGAGGATCTTCTACAAAAATTAGCCTCCTGGGAACCTAGCCCTACTGAGCCTGACATCTCGTCCCTGGAGTTGTCCAAAGTGTCCAATGTAGTAGAGACTTTGGCAAAAGAAGTAGATAAGTCGAACCGCCTTCTGGAAAACCACCTCTCTAAGTATGAAGTTTGAGATCCACACTAAAGCTCAGGGTCCTGTACTGGAAGAATTCAGGCGTTGCAGGGCTCGACGAAAGTTCATTATGGGTCCCTTGGGTTCCGCTAAGACTCATGAAGCCTGTCAGTGTGTCTTTGAGCTTATGCGCGAGCAAGAACCCTTTAGGGGTGTTCGTCGTACTCGGTGGTTTGCAATCAGGAACACGTACTCTGATTTGCACACCACTACAATAAAGGATTGGATAGAGCTGTATGGAGACCTTGGGAGGTATAAAGGCGGCGGAGCAGAACCTCCTTGCCACTACCTAAGATTCAGGCTGGAAGATAGGACTTATGTAGAGTCAGAGCTAATCTTCCTTGCCCTGGATAGGCCTGCTTCGGTACGAAGACTCAAGAGTACCCAGGTAACTGGAGTTTGGCTTAATGAAACTTGTGAACTCGATAAGGCAGTAATAGATGAAGCGGACCTCAGAACCGGAAGATTCCCCCCTCCCTGGGAAGGCGGTGCCACTTGGCACGGAATGCTTGGTGATACGAACGCCCCCGACGAGGACTCTTGGTACCACTACCTTGCGGAGGAAGTTAAGCCAGCAGGGTGGAAGTTCTTTAAACAGCTCGGAGGGGTCTTGCGTGAAATGCGAACGCTGCCGGATGGCCGGGTTGAGTGGACCGGCGGATGGGTACCAAACCCCGAAGCCGAGAACTTGCGAAACTTGCCCGAAGGCTACTACGAAGATGGGATGCAAGGAAAGTCCGACCAGTGGATCGCCGTGAGACTCGCAAACGAGTATGGGGCGTTTCATACAGGTAAAGCTGTCTATGAGCACCAGTGGAACCGAAACCTCCATATAGACGAGGACGTTGAGTTTATAGAGGGCCTCCCTATAATAGTGGGGATGGATTTTGGCCTGACCCCCTCAGCCATCATAGGTCAAGTCACTCCCAGGGGCCGACTTCAGATCTTGGACGAGATCCTTGCCTTTGGCATGGGGATAAACCAGTTCGCTACGTCACTCCTTATCCCCCTGGTTAAGAACAAATATAGTAGAGCTTCAGATGTTATCTACATAGGGGACCCCGCTGGAAATCAGCGAGCCCAAACGGACGAGATGACGGTTTTTAAGGAACTGAGTTCTCTGGGCATCGACGCAGAACCGGCTAATACTAATGACGTGGACGTAAGGTGGGAAGCGGTAAGATGGTTTCTTCAGCAACTGCGGGATGGTAAGGCGGCTTTCGCTGTTCATCCAAGATGTAGAACCGTTATCAAGGGTTTTGATAGTGGTTACCAATTTAAGAGACTTGAAGTATCGGGTGCCGAACCTAAATATAGTGGTCGAGCCGAAAAGAATAAGTACTCTCATCCGCATGATGCTCTTCAGTATTTAGCTATGTACTTAAAAGGAGACGACGGGGGTATGTCAGATCAACCATTAGACAACAAGGCAGTTTCTGAAGAGACTCTGTGGGCGTAAATATGAGAGGATTAGTTAAGCACTCAGGGAACCAAAAAGGGACCAAGATTGATGTTACTCAGCTACTCGCATGGGTGGCAGAGTCCCACACTTCTCATAGGGACTGGCGAGCAGAGAGCTGGGAGGACTATGAGTTTCGAGACGGTGTACAGTGGCCCCACTCTGCCAAGGAGATGCTGAAGGACAAACGGATAAAGCCTATAACAGCTAACCGGATTTTCCCTATAGTAAACTTCATTCATGGTTGGTTCATCAACAACCAGAGGGACGTAATAGCTAAGGGCCGTACTAAGCAGGATAACGACCTTGCTCAGTTCATGTCTGAGGCTCTAATGTGTGTAAGGGACCAGAATAACGGGGCCAAGAAGATAGCAGATGCAGTTTTGGACCAAATTATAACCGGGTTTGGCTGCATGAAGGTAGGGGTTAGCCCTGATCCTAGAAAGGAGTCTGTTTCTCTGGACTACGTACCCTGGCACAATGTGTGGTGGGACCCTTACTCAGATCCATTTATGGACGAGCAGAACTGCCGGTTCGTTTTCACTTCATCTTGGAAAGACCTTGACACTCTGTGCGACTTTTTCCCCAAGTGTGCCAACGATCTACAGGAGCAGTTTAGCTACCTGAGCGGGGTAGGAAATGGGGACTTGCCCATCATGCATGACGACGAGTCCACTCTTATCGAAGAAGTTCAGCGCATGATGGGCCAACCTGGGTATTGGACCAACTCAGACAGGCGAAGAGTCAGACCCGTGGAGATGTGGTACAGTGTTACTGAAGAGGTTCTATTTGCTAAAGGGAAAAATGGCCGTGCTTACGAACTGGAGGCATATAACGAGGTTGATCAACTAGCTATTATCAGGGAGTCTACTGAGATATTAACAGCTAGAGTGAAGAAACTTCGAGTAAGCCTGTTTTTAGGGGACTACGTTATCTATGATATGCCTTCTCCTATGCCTTTCACTGGGTATCCTTATGTTCCCTTCGTGGGGTATACTGATCGGTTTAGCAGGCCCTTTGGAGCACCTCGGCAGATAAAAGAGCAGAATATGGAACTCAACAAGAGGCGTTCTTATGCCCTTGCCCGGATAAACGACCGGAGAACCTTCATTGAGAAAAAAGCTGTCGAGGACCCCCACAGGACTCACGCAGAGGCGAATAAGCTCGATGGGCTGATTGTGGTTGGCGAACACAAAATAGATCGGGTGAAGATCCAGGAGCTGGGTGACTTGGCTTCCGCTCAACTTGCATTCGCGGAGCACAGTGAAAGGGAGATTCAGGAGATCTCCGGGGCCGGGAATGAGTCAATGGGGTATCAGACTGCGGTTCAGTCGGGGCTGGCCCTCGATAAGAAACAAGCCAGTCAGTCCACTGTTTTAGCGAGCCTATTGGAGAATGCTTACACAGCGGTCCAGGAATTGGGTAAAAAGATGTCCGTGCTCGTGCAGGACAACTGGACAACTGAAAAAGCTCTCAGAGTGACCGACAAGATGTCTGGGGTAGAAGCTTTTGTTGCCCTCAATCAAGAAGTGCTTGGCGAAACTGGAGAAGTAATTGAGGTTCGGAACGATATAACTCAAGCTTCTTTCGACATTGTGTTGGCATCTACCGAGATGACTGATACAATGAGAGAGAAGAACATGGATCTGATCTTCAGCTCTTTGAACAAAGCCCCGGCTGAAGCAATCGGGCCTCTACTCAGTCTTGGCCTTGAATTGTCAGACATACCTGAGAAGGGGAGCTGGTTGAAACAAATTCAGGCCGCTACAGGCGCAGGTGCTGTTGACGAGAACCTTTCTAAAGCCGAACAAGGTGAGATCGACCGGGCGAATGCCCAGAAGGTCCAGCAGCGGCAAGAGGAAGGATATGTTCTTGAAGTCCAGACTGCTCAGGCAGAAAACCAGAAAACCGAGGCCGAAACTGGAAAGCTTCGCGCTGAAGCCATTGCGTTGTTAAAAGAGGCTGATGCTCAGAAACAGAAAGTGGACCAGGAGGGTTTTAAGATTGGCCAGGAATCAACTGAGCCTCTACCCGACATAACTCCAGGGATCGCCAAACCCCTGAATAAAGCTCGGATGAAGGGCTTTATCAAAAAGCTCACGGAGGATGAGGTAAGGTGAGAAAAAGTGATGAAGCATACAGTAAGCAAAAGCTGAAAAAGGTACTATCTGAGCAACGAAGAGCACCCGATGGGAAGAACTTCAGGTTCTGGAACATGAGGACCAACACTGATTCTGACAATAAATACAATGAGGGCTTTTCCCATATAAACTGGAACATTCGTCCAAGTGACGTAAAACATCGTCCAAGTGACGTAAAACGTTCAACCTCGTCCAAGTGACGTAAAATTTGTATTCGTCTGAACGACGTAAAACGCTTAAACTTCGTCCAAGAGACGTAAAACACTACAAAGGAACTAAAGAACGATGGAAGACTCAGCTACTACTTCAGCCCCAGAAGGCGAATCTACTGACGCGGGTATGGAATTTGACCCAGGTATTTTCGGCCTAGATGGTGTATCAGATGCAGACTTAGGGGGGCCTGAAGCCGACCCGAAGGACGACTCCACCGAGGATGACTCTGTTAAGGATGATTCCACCGAGGATGACTCTGTTAAGGATGGTTCCACCGAGGATGACTCTGTTAAGGATGATTCCACCGAGGATGACTCTGTTAAGGACGATTCCACCGAGGATGACTCTGTTAAGGATGATTCCACCAAAGACGACTCCACCAAGGATGACTCTGTTAAGGATGATTCCACCAAGGACGACTCTACCAAGGAAGACCCTAAGAAGTCCTCAGTACCCGAAGGGCACGTCCCTTTAGCAGCCCTGCATCAAGCTCGTGGGGAAATAACTCGGCTGAAGGGAGAGCTATCTGCTGTTAGGGCTCAGAAGTCGGAGCCCCAGTCTGAGCGTCTTGTTACGGCTAAGGAGTCCGAGGAGTTTAAGGACTTCTCTGTGGTAACAAAAGCAAAGCTGGCCGAGAGGTTTGAGGACGACCCAGTAGGAGCTGCGGAGTACACTGATAAACTCGGAAAGTACTACGACTTCAAGAACCGGGAGAGTCGGCAGAAGACTCTTGATGAGCAGTCCGCTAAGGACCAGGAAGCTCATGAAGCAGCTTTAGTCGAAGAGTACGACAGGGCTTCTGGTGAGATGGAAGAAGTGCTACCAGGGTTGTTCAGTAACGATGAAGTCCAAGAGGGCATCACCACTTTTGCAGAAAGCCTTGGGTTCGGTGAGAATCTGTTCTTTTTAACAAATCCTACAACTCAAGTGATCCTTCCGGGAGGGGACACTCCGGTACCGTTAGGAGCCCGAGCGGCTGCGATGCTCCGTACCCTGGTTACTGCTCGAACAAAGTTAACCGAGTCTAAACCCGTTGACACTAAAGCTCTGGAAACAAAGATCCGAGTTGAAGTTGAAAAAGAAATAAGAGGTGAGCTGGAAAAAGAGTACCTCGCTAAAGTAAAGGCCCATGCACGGGGGGACAAGTACACATCGTTAGATGATGTGCCAACCGCTGATGCTGATCGGGCGCTTTCTGGCAAGGTTTTATCTGAAAACGACATTAGTCGTTTGTCTCCAGCAGCCCTGGAAGAATATCTTAAAGGAAACTAATAGAGGTACATTATGGCTGCTACAGAATTTGCGTTGAATGACCCCCTGGCGGTCCAACGTTGGAGTACGTCTCTTGCTGTTGAGGCGATGAAGGCTCAGTATTTTGCTAAGTTTATCGGCATGGGACCTGAGAGCCTGTTGGTACTAAAGAATGACCTTCACAAAGCTGCTGGTGAGAAAGTGACTATGGGTCTCCGTATGAAGCTTCAGCACGCGGGTATTGAGGGAGACGCGGCTATCGAAGGCCATGCAACTGGCGAGGAGGCTTTGAACTTTTTCAACGATTTCTTGTTCATCGACCAGTTACGTAAGAGTACAAAGTCAAAAGGCCGCATGTCAGAACAGCGAGTTCCCTACAACTTGCGAAAAGTGGGCCGGGATGCTCTGGCAGAATGGTGGGCTGAAGAAATGGACGAAGAGATTTTCTTCTACCTGTCTGGAGCCCGAGGGGCTGTAACCGCAGGCTACCACAACCCTGATACCTGGACAGGGAGGGCTAATAATGCGCTAACTGCCCCAGATGCAGCTCACATCCTGTATGGTGGAGATGCAACTGGTAAGGCTGACATGGATGCTGCGGACACCATTGCTCTCCTGGATATTGAGAGACTCGCAGCAAAAGCAAAGCTGACTGATCCAATGATGCAGCCGTTCAACATTGGTGGTAAGAAGAAGTTCGTTTTCCTGATGCACACTGTTCAGGCTTTCCAGCTACGGACTTCTAATACAACTAATGACTGGCTCAGTATACACAAGGCCACTGATCGTGGACCGTCTGCAAAAATGTACTCTGGGTCTCTCGGCGAGTACGCTGACGTTATTATGCACGAACACCGGAATGTCGTACAATTTGATGACTATGGGGCGGGTTCTAACATGCCTGCGGCTCGGGCTCTGTTTATGGGTGCTCAAGCTGGTCTGGTTGCTTACGGACAGGAGTCGTCTTCCCAGCGGTACACCTGGAATGAGGAAAAAGACGACCGTGGCAATGCTTTAGCTATTACTGCGGGGTCCATCTTCGGTGTGAAGAAATCCCGGTACGACTCCAAGGATTTCTCTGTTATGGCTTATGACTCGTATTGTCCTCTGACCATCACTTAATTTTAATGAACTATGCAGCTTTACAGCTGCATAGTTCTACTAAAGGTGAACTATGTACCTCTTATACACTGGTAAGCGAGCTAAAGCTCTGACAGCGTACAACCCCAAGAGCCTGAAAGACGGCCCCTATGATTTTTCAGATGGCCCTTGTAAAGTGACTGACCGGGACTTCCGTATCTTGATTCATGAGAATCCTAATGGAATGGTAGTCGTAGAGAAGCCACCTGTGAAGCCTCCTGTGAAGCCTCCTGTGAAGAAACCAGCCTCCACAGTTGCAAAATAAGGGCAATTTATGGCTACTTTAGAAGAACTCCGAACAAGGGTTTCTGAGAACCTCCAGGACACCAACAGGATTTCGGACGATCTTATCGACCGGACTATAAATGAGGGTCTTGCCTTCTGTGCTCGGAAAGTTAGGCTCCCTGCGCTTGAGTCCGAGGGAGTTGTAACCACACTGGTAGGGGCGTATAAGGTAGCTATCCCCCCTGGTTGGCAGTATCAGCGAGGGCTGTACGCAGTAGAGGTATCTGGCGAGGACCCCATAGACGTTGCATCCTCTGTGGCTATGCTACGGATGGCGTACCCTGAGTTCGGAACGGAGGAGCCCAAAGGCAGTGTAGTGGTTGCTACTATTGCTGGGGGTATGTTGCTGTATCACGGAGTTCCTGACGATCCAGTGGAGCTGTTATGTCGTTTCTACCGAATTCCTACGAAGCTCCAGAAGGACTCGGATACTCCAGAGGGCGTTCCTGAAGAACTTCTGGGGATTCTACTGGAGAGTTATGCGCTGTTCAGGTTGTACCCTCTGATTGAGAACGGCCTGGAGGGTCCTCAAGCCAACACATTGTACTTTAAGACTTTGTTTGATGAGTACTTGAATGACTTGGACTCTTATATTTCGGAGGGCCAGTCTTCTCCTGAACCCATACGAGATGATTCATGGAAACTGTAAGAATTCTCACGTCTTCTAAAGGGCTTAACACGAAGCTGCAAAAGACTCGTGTGGCCTACGACAAGTCTGGGACCACAGAACTCACTAAAGCAGTGAACGTTTCTCATGATTATACAGGGAGAGTCAGCAGGAGGTCGGGTTACAATTACCAGGTAGAAGGAGACTTCCACAGTGTTTTTTGTGACGAAGGCGACTGCTTTTTGGGACGTGGACTAGATTTATTTAAGCTGAACAACGATCTTTCCATTACTGGAGTACGTGGTAGCTTATCAGGTAACCGAATAGGGTTCTGCCAGATAGGACGAGAAACTTACTACGCTAATGGGCACCAGAACGGTGTCATACGAAACGGGCAGTCGTACCCCTGGCCTGTAGGCGAATATCTAGGACCGGAGACTTCGAGGTCTTTTTCGAGTGCTCCCGCTGGGACCCACTTAGCCTACTACAATGGGTACCTGTGCATCTCCGTGGGTAACGTACTGTATTTTAGCGAACCTTGGGCACCTGGATTGTTTAACATGTCTAAGATGTTCGTACAGTTCTCCTCTGAGGTACTGTTAGTTAAGCCAGTGGTCTCGGGAATCTTCGTGTCAGACTCAGAGGATACGTGGTTTCTGCATGGGCCTACTCCGAGCGACTTCGTTCAAAAGAAGGTCCTAAGCTACCCTGCCCTGGAGTGGTCTGATGCTATAGACTACGTGGAGAGCTTGGACATAGGGCTTGAGATTCCTGGGCTATGCGCTATGTGGGGGTCCAGATACGGCGCGGTTCTAGGGCTACCCGATGGAACAGCCATTAACAGGTCCATTAACAAAGTAAAGTACCCTAAAATAGGCTCTCAGGGCTCTGGGTTACTGAAGGACCAAACTTTTATTTTTAATACCTTCTTCTAGGAGAACAGATATGGCATTAAGACTTTCAACAGGTCTCAGAGACGAGCTGTTTGACCGTAAGGCAGAGCCGGTAGTAGTTGAGGTAGCAATAGCTACGGTTAGTTTCGAGATAGGCTCCGGACCTAACGGAGGGGATAAGATACTTGATTCGGGCAATGGTCTTGCCGAAGCTATCAGAAAAGGGAAACTCCTGGTGTACGGGTCTGCATCAAATAATGGGGTTTTCGACGTTAAGTCAGTAGCTACAGACGGGTCGTATATAGAGGTAGCGTCAGGGTCTCTCGCAGTAGAGGCTATTGGAGCAACTGTAACTATTATGGCAGCGCACGGGGGCTCTTGGAGCGACCTGCTAAGAAACGGAGTTTTTCGAATTTTTCCAGGCACCCAGCCGTCCTCTGCGAATGATACCGAGGGGACTTCTCATCTAGTAGAGGTATCAATAAACTCTCTAGCTTTTTCAGTGGGGGGCACTAATGGCATTAACTGCAACGACAGTTCTGGCGGAACTCTGACAAAAGCTGCTGACGAAGTATGGTCGGGCCTTGGGGTAGCTGACGGAACTGCTGGCTGGTTCCGATGGTACGATAAGGACCGAACAACTGGGGCGAGTACTACCGCAGTACGCCTGGACGGAGCTATAGCTCAGTCGGGTTCGCAGTTTAACATGTCCAATACAGCGATTACTACAGGTGGGACTGTGACCATTGACAGTTTAGCAGCTACTTTGCCCACACTGTAACATGGCTTCGTACACCTGTTATCTTAGGAGCCTAATCATAGACTCGGAGAGCGTAGACAACCCCTCCCTGGTTAGGATTAATCCCGGCAAGCCTAGCGACCGTCCGGGGGACGTACTTATCCCTAATGACACTTGCCTAGTGTGGGACAAGTATAACAGGTTTTATTTTTACAAGCTGAAATCAGGCGACGTAGCCTCCTCGTTGCCTGATCTAGTGAGGGTGAGCAGTTCTCTGTACTGGGAGATAGTGTCCGTTTCAGGCACCATGGGGCTTCAGACAGAACAGGTCTCAATTGTGTCTCTTGGTGCGGGATCAGATACTCTTATAACGCACCCTCCCCACGACATTTCCCGGAGTGACGCTCCCTCAGTTCAAGTTATCCATGAGGGCAGGGTAAAAACTTCAGGCCTAAAGATTTCGGTAGTGACTAACACCCAGCTTAGAGTTACTTCTCTGGGAGAAGCTCTCCTGGATCTAAAAATAAATATACACTTTTCGCCTGTGCCATGACCTGTAACGGAATACCTAGGGGGCCTGTACTCCCCGTTTCTCAGATGACCTGGTGCGGTAGTGCCTGTGGTTCCGAGGGTCTCAGGTATTCAAATCAGGGGGTAGCTGGGATGAACGGGTGGCTCACTGATGAGTCTTACCCCAATGAGAGGGTATTCTCGTCATCCATCGCAATGACTTCTTTTTATGGTACTTGTGACCCTCCAGTCGATGGGTTTGTTCAGTCATACGACCCTGAAGATGGAGAGCCCACCAACTTCAGCCTCTATACCTTTGGGTACGGGGAGGAGTACCTGCTTGAAGGGGGCATGTTGCTGTCCTCTGAGATATCCTTCCAGAGTTCCAGTTCATACGATTTAGACACTTTATTGGATCATTATAAATTAGTAGGCCCAAAAAATCTAGTGTACTATGGGGTCACGGGTCCCGCTGAATACGTTTTCAACTTTGACACCAGCACTATAGGGGACTGGGACACTGAACCTGAATTGCTGTGGACTACGGATTCTTCTTATGTAATAAAGGATGTTGGGGATGACGTAGAGTTTACGGATATCACTTTAGGAGACCGGTTATCAGAGCATCTACTATATACTCTCGGTACTGCTGACCTGAATGCCTCGGTGCTCGCAATAGTCGAGATAGACGATACGCACTTAGCAATGGCTAGGTTAGTTGAGAATGGCGCGAGTTATACCGTGTATTTAGACGTATTAGAGTACAACTTTTCTACCAGCTCTCTCGACACCGTAAACTCTTACCTAGCGTGGTCAGACGAGCCCAGGCCTCTGGAACATGTATTCAGCTCAAATAGGGTGGTGTTTATACCCACCTGGGGGGCTAATGGGACTCTGTATATGAGTCACCCCGGCCACACCAGCACAAAAACTGAAGAAGGGATGCTGGTTCCATATACCTGGGACGGCGTTGACGCTTTTACGGTTGGAACTCCCATTGAGTCAGGAATACGAAAAGGGCACATGGGAAGTTGTATCGGGTGGGACGGAACTACCGATAGACTGGTGTACGGCATCGAAGACGACGAGATCGCTACTAGGAACTCTGCGGGCGTTAGTGGTCCAACTTATGTTGGTGCTAGGGACTCGCTACTTGGGAACACTTTTGCTACTGGGGACGGGTACACTATAGCTTGGGACTCTGATGTATCTGGTCCTAAACTACTAAGGCTTAACGTTTCCTCCTGGTCTCTGGTATACAGCTTTGGGTGGTCCTATAACTGCGATAGCGTGCTGTACTCTGGGGTGTTCCATCCTCTAGGGGTGTCAGGTGTTAGGGCTCCAAGGATGTCGGGTAGAACGTCTACGGGTGGCAACCTCATCACTGTATGGAAACAGGCGGATGAGACCCTTGGGTACTCCTCTGGTTTTAAGGCTCACCATGCTTGGGGCAAGTCCGCCAGGACTTATGACTACAATACCGGGTGGTATATTAACTACGTAAGGTACGGGACTCTGTCACCCAACTGGGGGCTTTTTGAGACCCGCACCATTGCGGACACTCTAACGCCTCTACCGAAGTTCTCCAGCTCCGTGAATTTCTGTATGTATGACGGGTCTAATGAAGCTGTAGTCCACATACTCACTTCTTCAGATGAGCTGAGAAGATTCTACAATGTCACTAATTTTGGTACTACTCTAGGCCCCCATACTCAAATAGGTAGTCACTATGTAAAAGTGGCATTTAACTTGGAGGAGTTTACTGATATATTAACTGGCCTTATAGGGTTTGAGTCGTTCAATGAGTCAGTGGAGAAAAGGTCTGTAAAGTACTTTCTGCAACTAGATAGTGATCCGCTGTTCTACGTTACTTCTGCCGGAGGGTTAGTGGGGTACGCTAGCATAGAAGATGCTAAAGCGAATGCAGAGCTAGCTACGTTATATGGTAGCAGAGTGCCTGCTATAGATGTATCTTTAGTTCAAACGCTATATACCTACGTGCTGTTGGTAAAAGAGTTCTCTACTTCGTACCCTTTGTTGCCTCCTAAGTCCTCGTACTGTAAGGTGGAAGTGACTGGTCCAGGTTTGTCTGAACCAGTTGTTTTGATGCACTTTGAGGGAGAGCCTATTGAGCGTCCCCAAAGAACTACTGCTGGGGTTCTTTCAGTTGAATCAGACCCCCTTATGTTGACTACTGGAACTAAGATGGTAGTCTCAGGTACTGAAACACGAACTTTATTTGGGCCATGAATCTTCTACTAAGCGGGAATAATACTAAGGGAGCCCTTGAGTCAGAGGTATCCTTCGAAGAGGGCTCAAAGATACTCTGCGAGCCTGGAGACGGATTTTGTAGTGCTCGACTCTTAGAGCAGGTTATCAGCAGTGCAAGAGTTGATGGGTTTTTCGCAGACACCTTCGATACCAAGAACTCTCCAGCGTTTGGGGCAGGAGAGTTTGCGCTACGCGTCCACCCAGGGATGACTTACGCTCTCGCAGAAGCTGAAAATGTAGCTTTGGGGGACCACTTTGACATCCCCCACATAAGTGATCCAGAAGGGAAGAGGTACACCGAGGTATGGGTATCCTACTACCCGTCTATTCAAGCGTACCCAGAGGTCCTAGCGAGCGACTCGAATACCCTGGTTACGTCCGAGAGAGTTACTATAAAGCCTAAGATCTATCCAGAGCTTATACAGAGCTTACCTAACCCTGTGGGCATAGGAGCATTATTGAATTTCGCCTATGAAGGGATAAAAATGGTGGGGGGTGGTAGCACTGTGATACTGTACAACACTCTGGCAGTAGTAGTGTATGAGTGGAACGGGTCAGGCTACACTCATACGCTTATTCACGGAAACAAGGGTTTTGTTGTTCATGCTAGTGTTGAAGGGATTGAAGTCATAGTCACTTATAATGAAGGAGGTGATGATAAAATAGACTTCTATTCTAAGAGTCCTTCATGGAGCCTGTACAGAACTGAACTTTGGAGCTACATAAGCAGGGACGTGCTGCTGTATGGGGCCTACATCTTGGTCGGGGGTGCCGTAGAAGACGGACTAGCTCTCTTGAAGAGCGATTTAAGCGTCTTCTATGAGGCCGATAATCCCAGCTATTCTGAGACCATCCCCACACTATATTCAAAGTACCCTGCGGAGACTAGGAGAGTGGTGGGGATAGACCATGTTGCTATTTCAGTCCTTGGGGGTCCCTTCAGGCAGAGACTGGCTTACACAGAATTTGATCATAATTCTGCTGAGTTAAAACTCTACGGGGGTTCAAGTGCGGAAGGCTACGAACCATACCTACCCGAGGGAGAGCACCATACTTTTTTCACAGGGTATATCATACTGAGGCACCCCTACGGAATTGGGGCCGATGAGGGTTTTCTAATTCTTACCTCTCATGATGAAATATTCCCATACGACTACCTAGATGGCGAGTACTCCGCGAGTCAAGCTCTTACAAGTTACAGTAGCACCAACTCTTATGTTATGGACGAGTTCTTGGTAAACTTTAATAGCCAAGTGTTCTATGCGTCAGGCCCCGAAGAGCTAATCCCTTTATACACTTTCAACTTCTCCGTTCATAAGGTTTTCTCCGGGGTGTTCTTCCCTGTTAAGTACCCTTATTACTTTTTAAGCGAGGGGGACGACATAGTTAAACTAGTAGAGGTCGTAAAAACTCACTACGACGAGGTACCTGATGCGGAGTTTACCCTCAAGTACACCTCAGAAGCGGACATAGATGAAGTTACGGGGTTCTCAGTCCCTGCTCAGGCTTCAGGGGCTGCGTCTTTATGGCTAATCTCCAAGGACAACCTCAGTTTCTATACCTGGAGTGGTGCCTCCTGGGACCCTGAGAACGATGTTGCTAACGGGTGCGTTTTACAGAGCTTTATTGACGGGTGCAACTCAGGGTTCCCCCTGGGTGCGGGGCTGACTGAAGTATATGTGAAGGTGCTTATGTCTTCATCCGAGCGAGACAGTACGCCAGAGTTTCCCTATCTCGAAACGGTGATGAGCATGTCCACTTTTGGGAGTCCCGATGTTGCTTTTTTGTGCGACGACTCCCATGTCAGTATAGAGCATCTAGGGGACGGTGTTACAAGGGTCACTTCAAAAATGTCCGAAGAGGTAGTGTTGTCAGCTCAAGTTTGCATACTAGCTCCCCCTTACAACGAAGACTTCGATGGCTAACGTCAAGTTCACTAATACTCCGTCCGGTGAGTGGGCAGATTTTACAAGTCCTACTTCCACATGGGTTTGGGATACTACGGGAGTTGAACCTGATGAGCTGGATATCGTTCTGGAGTATGTCTCCTTAGATGCTACAGTGTTCTCAGGAAAGACCGGGAACCATTTTGAGATTGATCTGGAGTTTGCGGAGCTTGAGGGGTTTTCTGGGGGGCTCTTAGGCCTCAACCTGGAGCTGGTCGAGCTGACAGGGGTCGTAGAGTTAGTTCCAAACGCTGTGGTTTTTCAGCTAGAGCTTGTAGACTTAGTTATTACTGGGATCTCCGGGCTGATTAACAGCGATATAGATATCAGCCTAGAGCATGTAGAACTTAACCTTTTTCCAGGGGCCTCCTTAGACCTGGAGCTTGAACCAGTTATATTTACGGGGACCATTAGTATGGGAATGAACTTAGTACTGGAGTATGCAGAGCTAGAGATGTACAGTGCTTTCGGAGCTTCAATAGACCTAAGCACTAAAGAAGTAGTCATCCAGATGGTGGGTACAGCTTCGTACAACACCCTTGACCTGTCTACCCAGAGGATTCTGCTAGAGGCTCACAGAGGAGGCCAAGTTAATTTAGACCTCCTGAAGGTTCAGTTGGCTTCAGGAATTGGTAATTCTATAAGGGCCTCCCTGGATATCAAAGTACAGTTTCCGGTTGTGTCAGGGTCATCAGGAGCACAGGTTTCCCTAGGCCTGCAAAGCCTACAAATGTCTCTGCAAGGTTCCAATGAAACAGTAGCCCACTTGGATCTGACCTTGGGTAAGGTTGGTTTAATTCTCCAGGGGGGCTCCGAAATATCTGGGAGCTTGGACTTGTCCCTGAGAAAAGCCAGTCTGGAAGTGCTGGGGGGCTCCCGAGGACCTGAAGAGCAAGGTCTAATTTTGCTGCTGGAGGAAGCTCTTCTGGAATCGACAGGCAGTGCTTGGATTAATTCAGGACTGGAGTTCTCGCTAAGGCCCTTAGAGGTGTACATAGAAGGGTACTTGGTCCCAAAGGGGGACCTACAGTTTGATACTCGGTACATTTTCTTAGAAGGAAGACTACTGAATAGTGTAGACGGCTCAGGTGAATGCTCATACGAAGACTTAGAATTTGAGAGGTGATAAATGAAGTGCATAACCACTGAAATAGAGCTAATAGGAGGGAGGCTGAGTCAGTTTAACGGCTACACTTTTAACTCTATGGCACGATTTGGGGACCGTTATATTGGGGCCAGTGGTGCCGGATTAGCAGTACTAGGTGGGGACTCTGATGATGGGGGTGCTATAGAGTCCGTGTTTCATGTAGCAACCACTGATTTTGGTATCCAGTCTAATAAGTCAGTTTTTGCTGTTTATCTGGGGGTGGAGTCTGATGGGGACTTAGAACTGGTTGTGGCCGTCGATGAAACTGACCCTGTGGAAATAGAGGTCTCTATTGCTGACGGGGGGTTCCAAAGAAAACGGGTCCGGGTCCCTGGGAATCTAGTAGGCAGGTACTGGACTATTGGAGTGTCAAACCCAGGAGGGGGGTACTTCGCAGTAGAGAGTATCGAAGCCCTAGTAAAAGTCATGCACAGCAGCCATGTTTGAGCTACCTACCAGAATAACTATGGTTGACTACGTGGGGGTTCCTACGATCAATGCTGCGTCTTTCCACGACCGAGCTATATCTGAGCTAGAAGTTCTCCGTAACCAGATGAAATTCAACAATTTAAAGCAATACCAAAGGAACATAAGTACCGCTGACAATGTTCAAATAAAATGCCATATTTCCTTTGGGTCCGCTCATGCAGTAATTGTAATAGGCGGGGAGAGCGACGTTACAATAGACGAGTACGCCTGCTTTTGCTGTGCTTACGAGATTCTAGCTGGAAGGCTGATGGACATCTCTGATGAGACTTATGGGGACGACGAGTCCTACAGGGCTGAGATAAAAGTGTGCCAGAAGACCGGTACCGGAGTACCAAAATTGATAAAGACCACTGAAGTTAGGAAATCCGCAGGAATCACGAACGAGACAATAACGAGCCTAAAGGACATTGAGTTCTACATATCTGATACCTTCGTTAACGTACCTTTCACTGACAGGTACCCCCACAAAGTAGGGGGGCTGGTCCTCATTCTTGCTATGCCCTTAGTAGACTTCCGACCTGACCCAGATGAAGTATTCATGTATGGGGGAACCTATACCCGAAAAGCAGGGTCTTGGTCTCCGGAAGTTAATAAGCGGAGGGTAGTTAACAGGTCCTATGAAGACCCCCTGGACACCCTAAATACTCTTGCGCCGATCACTCAGAAGTACCTGGAGTCTACAGGGCACACGAATGTACTAACTTTAGACTCAGATCTGTGGGACGAAGAAGCTGAAGACGTTGCAGGGGACCTGAAGTTCTGCCCTTTTAGGGTCCTCCCCATCCTACTTGACTCTTGCTTCACGGGGTACAAATATGGCAACTGACTTAGAACTGTTCTACTTAGAGATGTTTAACAGTGCTCGGAGTGACCCCCCTGGTTATGCAGCTTCTCTGGGTATTGATCTAAATGAGGGTCTCTCAGAGGGGACGTTGTCCTCTGAACCAAGGCAACCTTTAAAGCTTAACAGCGATTTAGTTACCCTAGCCACGGGTCATTCCCAGGACATGCTAGATAATGACTTCATGGGCCATGACTCTCCTACAACGGGGTCTACTAGAGACAGATTTGATGCGTCCCCCTACATTTACGCATTGTATGGAGAAAACTTGGCCTTGGTACCCTCTAGTGCTGTAGTAGACCCGTTCGTTGCGGCACAGTTTATGTTTGAGGGCCTATTCGTAGACGCTGGAGTAGCTGGGAGGGGACACCGGAAAAATATCGTTACGGGGGGTTTTTCTGAGATAGGGTTTGGTCACCTTATAGGAGAGTGGCAGGGGTACACTGACTCTCATATACTGACTCAGAACTTTGGGCACCGCGTGATAGGTACTCGGGGGGTAGTTGGAGTTGTATTTAGCGACTCTAATTCGGGTGGTACTTTTGATATTGGTGAAGGTATGTCCGCTATAGACGTGGCTTTTATCCAGGGGGGTACCGATAAATACCTAGCTACTACGGATTCCAATGGGTACTTTGAAGCAAATATCCTTCCAGGGCCATACACTGTTGAAGCTCGCACTCCGAGCCATTATAGCACTTTGGAGATCGACGTACTCCATGAAAATATCAGAGTGCTACTATTTTGGGACGCTGTAGTGACTGAGGCTCCAACGGGAACTTTTGTCTCGGACGTTGACAAAGTACTAGCAAACGCCGCGAACTCCTCTATACAGTCCCTTAATCCAACTAACGTGGTCCAGGGGCTGAGGGACACTTACACAATAACTTGGGCCGTCCAGAATGCCACGTTTGTGAGTTTAGATGGCACTCCTGTGAGTCCTAGTGGCAGTAAAACAATTGGAACTGGTGGCCCCTCAGATCACATACTAACCGCTTATGGTCCCGCAGGGAGTCTTGAAAAAACTATATCTATAGGTGCAATTATCTTCGTGCCCTTTACTACTGAGGACATCTAGCATGGCAGATGAAAATTTAACGTTATTCGGTGGGCACCCTCTATTTGGCCCTTCAAATATCAGATCCTACGGGGTACTCAAACCTCGGGGTCTTTTTGTCAGGGTAGCCTTTGTACTAAGGGTATCAGTTCGTTCAAGGGAGTTAGATATACGGTTTCTTGACGGGGACACCAGAAAGACAGACGTATACCGGGCGGAGGTACTGTTTGGAGTAGACCAGTCAACTCCAAATCCTGGCAACCCTGAAGCGGAGTTTATAGAAGACGTTGTCACTCCCTCTGCGGCTGTTGTAGCCAAAGGGGACCGAGTAGCCGTTATGGTGGATGGTACAAGGATTTACGTAGTTTCGAGACTCGATACTTTTTTATACCCTAACTCTAACAGAGCAGCTGTGTACCCAGGGAGAATCCTCGTAGACGCTATGTCTACTTTTTTAGTTGGTGCTATCCTTGACCCAAATGGGGGCTACAGTTATGCAGAGTTCATGGACCCCTCGACAGGTGTTCTGACTAGAGTCGAGTCAGAGGACACTGACAAAGTCACTAATCGTATTTCCTACAGGCTGTTCCACCAGTTAGCAGGGTGCCATCTCCAGAATCTTAATAGAATACACGTAAACGATGGGGGCCACCCTTACGAAAGAGGTGGGGGAGGTCCTATACCCACTCAGCCTGTCTACCTTGCAGGGACCATACGCCACGGAAACACTGTCAACTACTTGCCTTACGTAGTAGACCTCCCCTTTGGGGCCACAGACTACTCTGGGGACTTGTCAGCATACTCGGGTATACAGAGTAAAGTTGAGGAAGCTTCATGCCACCCTGGTGCAGCTAGTACTTTACGCAATTGGTACAAAGGCGCAACCTATTTATGGTTTGAGGACGAAGAGCCTGAGTGGGTACTTATGATATCAGTATACCCCTCCTGGGACTTATGTAAGTACATCAAGTTTACAGAAGTGCCTGTACACGGTTGGGCTGAGAACGCTGCTAATGATAGTGACGACCCCACGTTAGGGGGCGACAGAAGTGACTACGTAGAATACCGGAGATACGAGGACCTTGTAAGGGAGGTACACAGCCTGGAGCGGTGGTGGATAGACTGGGGTGTCGCGGGAAGTAGCGTACTATACAGTGAGTCTATGCACCGGGCCTTATGTATACCTGCTATAAAAACAGGGAGGAATGAGTACCAGTTTGTTGTACATGATGGGTATGGGTACTCTGACGGATCAGAAATCCTCTTTGGATTTAATGAGCAAAAGTTGCTATACGGAAAAGTTGTTAGGACTGTTCGGGACGAGGGGCTGGCTTCAAATGGATCGCCCTACGAGTACAGTATTACATACGACGACCCTCTTGGGGCTAATACTAAGGTAGAGTTATGGTACGACCTTGACTACAGGTACTACAAAGATGGGTCAAGTACCTGGGAGTCCCAGCATACCACTCCTGAGACTGAAGACAGGGTCTGGGTCATCTACACGGACGGGAGAAATAATCTTCTGAAGAAGATATTCATAGACTACTATTGTGACGGCGAGTATGGCTCTTACCCCTGGGACTCCAACTACTGGGACGAAGATGTATCCGAAGTAGACGCATATGACAACCAGATGAAGGAGTATATCTACTGGAATAGCACCACCTCCCTGGTTGCCACTTACGATTTTAGATTTCAGTATACAGGTAGTGAGTTTATCATCAATCAGTCTATACCAGTCTTCCACTATGCGAATATAGAAGAAGGGCTGTTCATCATAGAACTGATAGACATGTACTTGAAAGGCCCCCTGGGTATAGGAGGCCCTTTAACTGAAGGCACCAGGAGTCGTACTTTTATTGTCTGGTACCAGGGAACATCTTACACTCTATTTAAAGTGGACATCCCCTACAGGTTGACACCTCCTGTAGACGAGTTCCCTAACATGTTTAATTTTTGGCCTTGGATCATCGACGTTCTCACCCCCCAGAAGCCAGAAACCCCAACTTATGATGTGACTCTGTCGGATATAACTATTTCGTATTTGTCCTCGTTTGCGGATTATTATGTTGCGCCTATCGATCCGTACACTTTTTCAGCCGTGTCCTACCCCACGATACGAGGGGACGTTTCGTCAGCTCTGTTCGTAGGGTCCTTTAACCCCGAAGTAGAAGACCTGAGTTCTGACTATATCCAGGTTTTCATTGACCCTAACAGCAAGTCCTGGGGTGTGACTGTTAAGAATATACTTGAGATAAAGGACGACAGGCAAATAACTTTTCCTGATGGCGGGGGGTCCACAGTTGATTGGCCTCATGGCATGAACTCTCTTTTTAAAGTTGGCGGAAGCTCTCCGACTTTTAGCAAACCTAGCGCAAGCAGAACTTATTCAATGTAGGAGGAACATTATGGGATGGGAAAGTATTAACGGGATCACCCAGGGGGAGCCTAACAACGATGATGCTTGGGTACGGATACCGGATCAAACAACGTACATAGGGTCTCCCTGGAGCCTTGTATCAGAGAGGTTTGATAAAACTGCGGAACTCGCGGAAAACTCCTACAACTCAGCAGTTTTGTATGTTGAGAAAATGGAGGACTTGTTGTTGGGCTTGCAGGAATACGAGACCCCCAAAATCGAGGTAGAGTTCCCTGAAATAGACCATATTGAGGTACTCGCTAGACCCGGACTTGCTGACCTTGACCTGGGGTCCCTCCGGTGGCCTGAAAACACCGCAATTACTCCATCTCTCGACGATTTACCCGCAGTTCCAGGGGTAGAGATTCCTTCGGGGGCTCTAATCCCCCCTGAGTATCTTGACATCGACGCACCTGATCTGCGTGACAGGGAAGCCCCTCAAACACCTGTTATCAGGGACTCCGAGATCCCTCCTGAACCAGATTATGTGGTCCCGGAGCCCCCGGTGCTGAAGGATGTAAAGTATCCCGATGAACTCCTTATAACGATTCCTGAATTTGACTCGGAGCTGGGGGATATCGACTTAGACGGTATACCCCTCCCCGACGACTTTTCTTGGGAAGAGTCCCCATACAACTCAGAAATCTGGAACACTTTTCTGACTACAGTGCGGGACAATATCATTGAGGGGGGGACCGGATTGTCCCCCGAAGTTGAGCAAGCTATTTATGATCGGGCTCTCCGTCGCCAGGACACTGCTAACGATCAGGCGTTCCAGGAAGCCGAAAAGTACTTTGCTTCTCGGGGATTCCCCTTGCCTCCAGGTGCTATGGCGAGTAGAATAAATGAGATAACTACAGAAATCCTAAAAGTGAAAACTGATGTTAATGAGCAGGTGCTGGTTTCTCAAGCAGAGCTGGCACAGAAAAACACTCATTTTATGCTTGAAATGGGGTGGAAAGCGGAAACAATTCTGAGGGACTTCCACAATGCCCGAGAAAATAGGCTCTTAGAAGCTTCTCGCACAGTCGTACAGATGTCTGTCGAAGTCATGAAAGCCCACCTGGGCCAAAGGTCCCTCTTAATAGAAGTGTTCAGGTCAGAGGTTGTGGCGTACTCCGAAGAAGTACGAGCGATCTTAGCCAGGGTAGATGTCTACAAGGCCGAGATTGAGGCTCTTAGGGTTACAGCGGACCTGCAAAATACTGAAGTAGCTTTGTATGAGGCCCAGATAAGAGCCTTGGACACAATTTCCAAGTTCCACAACTCCAGGCTCCAGGGAGTAGAAATACTCCAGCGGGTAGAGGGCCTCAAGATAGAGGTGTTTAAGGCTGAAACAGCAGCATTTGAGGCATCCCTGGCTGCTGATAAAAACCAAGTGGACATCTACTCTGCTAAAACTGATGCAGAGAGAATTAAGGCAGTAACCTATGGGGAGCAAGTTAAAGCACGTACTGCGGAAATAGGCGCAAAGAAGATTGAACTAGATGTTCAAGTTGCAGAGCTTAACGCTGTAATCCAGAAGAACAATGCTGAACTCAACAGGTACCAGCTAGAGCTAACAGCCTACGGTACTCAAGTAGACGCAGTTGCAAAGGAGTCAGGGATTACTGTAGAAGCATACAAAGCTGAAGTATCCGCATACATAGCCGAAAACTCTGTCAAGAACTCTGTAGTAGAAGTCCAGCTCAAAGAGGCAGATATGCGTATCCAGGAGGCCCGGATGAACCTGGAAAAAGCTCTTGCGGAGGTAAAAGCTGAAGTCGATACCTACACTTCTATAAAAGGACTACAAATGGAGGGGACCAAAGGAATTATGGATGTGTCTTCTCAGTTAACAGCGTCTGCGTTAACTGCGGTTCATGCCAGTGCCAACTACGGGTACAATGGTAGTTCTAGTATTAGTCACGGATTTAACTATGGTGCTCAGATATCTGAGTCCCACAGTATCCCCCACGACCCTCCGCAATAAGAGAAACTTATGGCACTTGACGAACTGAAGAGACGGAAAACAGTAAGCCGAATAGGTAATACCCAGGTCACTGAGTACTCAGGAGTCCCCAAAAAAGGTATTGCGCCCCAGATGAATCTGGCTCCCATAAATCCTTACAAGGTGACTAAAGCTAAGAAGAGTACTCCTAAACGGGTCATGCCCCCAGTGGCAGAACCCGAGTACTTTACTAAGGAAAACTCGGGAGGCATGGGGTGGCAGGAGCGTATAGCTCGTAATAAGGACTTGGCTTCAAATTACCGGACTGCTCTTACTACTCAGACTCAGAGTAATGTGGCTGGTACTACTGCGGGTTCCGCCGCCAACGTAGCAGCCCTACGGAACACAGGAAATCTTGCAGTCCGGGGGCTGCAAGAAGAGGGGCTTGGAGGTCGTCAAGCTACTCAACAAGCTCACGAAGCTTCTTTGCAGCAGCAGCGAATCGGTGCTCAACAGGAGGCTGTGAAAGCGGGCCAGAGTTTTCAAGAGTCCCAAGCAGGGACTCAGAGAGACTTTCAGCTTGGCAGGGACGAGGCTAATAGGGAAGCGGGTCTTGTTAGCGGCAGGGAACGTGATGCTCTTGGGCTGCTTAAAAGCGGAGCCCTCACCGACGAATCACAGTTCAGCAACTACGCCACTTTTGGGCCTCAAGGCATAAGGGGCCTAAATATCCCGTCTGGAGGGAAGCAAAAGTCCTATAAGTATGTTCCTCCTGTAGTCAAGACTGACTTGAGGGGCGAATCTAACGTGGTAGTACCCCCAGGAACTTTTGACCCTTCTACAGGTACTACGAAATACGATGTTAAGGACCTCCCTACTGGAGACCTCGATAAGATGATTCAGGCTTTACTCAAGCGTAAAACTGAAAAAGAGTGACACGGATTCCTTATGACCCTCCTACAAGACTTACTTGATGAAAAAGATCGCAGGGCATCTGCTGAAGCTCCTGTGGAGCAGCCTAAAACTGGCCCCCGTGACTACAGTATACCTAGGGTGGCTGGCGACAGGTTTAAGACAGGTGTTGCTCAGGGGGTGAAGTCTGTTGGCACCGGAATACAAGCGGTAGGTACTTCGCTACAACACCCTGATACCGTGCTGACTACACAGGAGTATGTGGAGAAGCACTCTGGTGTCCCCGCTTACGGAGGGTCTCCGAATTTGCAGGCTGCACGTTCTGCGCTCAGGCGGAAATCTCCTACTCGTGAGCAGTCCCCCCAAGCCCTCAAGAGCCCTTTTCCTGCTTCTGGAGATGGTCCAGTGTCCGTTCTGACTGGAGATCCCCTAGAACCGAAGATCTTCGAGACCCGGAGACTCCGAAAAGACGAGATGCTGCCAGTGCAGAAGTTTGTGTCTGGGAAAGTAGCTCCTGTAGTAAAGGGACTTGGAGAACCTATAACAGAGTACGCAGACAAAGTTATAGAAGATAACCCCCAGTGGAGACTGCCCGAACACTTGCGAGGCCGTGGAGTCTTGGAGTCCATGTCCGCTGACGACCTCAGCTTCAGGGATAAGGCAACTATGCTAATAGGGGGCATCGCTCAGAACACTCCCCAAGTGGTCGCTTCTATGGGCCTCCCCCTGGCTGGTGGTCTTGTTGCAGGCCCCCCTGGTCTTGTTGCTGGAGTGGCTGCGAGTGCAGGAGGAAATTTTCTCAACATGAGCGGAGAAGTCTATGAAGAGCTGAAACGAGCCCACCCCCTGATGCCTGAAGAGGACTTGGCGAATGTTGCTCTCGCTCATGGGACTCTATCTGCTGCACTGGAATTTATACCCCAAGCCTCCTTGATAACTAAAATTCCAGGGTTGAAAAAGGCTTTTCAACGCGGAGCACTAAAGGAACTTGCGGCTAGACCGTCTTTAGCGAAGGGTTTCGTCTCGGGCATAGCTACTCAGGGAGCTACTGAGGGGATAACAGAAGCTCTGCAAACAGTATCTGCCAACATAGCGAAACGAGTTTTTGACGAAAACCAGGGGTTGCTGGAAGGCGTTGACGAGGCTACTTTTATGGGGGTCATCATGGGGTCCCTCACTGGAGGCGTAGTTTCTATGGGGTCCCACCCTTCAGCAGTTCGGCAGTACAACTTGGAGAAGGTAGGAGAGATGAGCGTGTCTGAGCTGTCCTCCCTGGTTAATGATCCAAGTAAGCTTGCAGAGCAGGGTGTCTCTAGGGCTGAGGCTATTAGTACTCTCCGTCAAGCAAAAGCTATTGAGCGGTACGAGAGATCAAAAGGAACACCCCCTAGTGCTCCAAAAGACGAAAAAGCCCTCTTAGAAAAGGATACAAGCGAACGGAAACTGGCTGTACAGACTCTAAGAGATGCTAACCTACCCGATTCTCAGTTAGAATCACTGAAGGGTTCCCCTGATCAACTGGAGCAGTACGGCTTAAATCCCCAGGACATAACGAGTATCCAGGGGGAGCGATCTGATGAGCAGAGCTTTGTTACCAACTTCTCAGCTACTTTAGATTCAGCTCCTAGCGAGGCGATACGAAAGGGAATGTTAAGCACTCTTCAGGGAGAGTATTACTCTAAGCTGACGGAGCAGGCTGCTGTCCCTGAAGAAGCGGTTGTTTCACCAGAACAGGCTGCTGTCCCTGAAGAAGCGGTTGTTTCACCAGAACAGGCTGCTGTCCCTGAAGAAGCGGTTGTTTCACCAGAAGAAGCGGTTGTTTCACCAGAACAGGCTGCTGTCCCTGAAGAAGCGGTTGTTTCACCAGAACAGGCTGCTGCCCCTGAAGAAGCGGTTGTTTCACCAGAACAGGCTGCTGCCCCCAAGAAAATAAAAGTCAACACGTTCAGTAAGGGCCATGAACAAACGGCAAAAGTCATGGAATCCTGGCTTAAAGAGTTCTCTCCTCGCGAGGGAGTCAGTATTTCAGTAATCTCAAGAGATGATGCGGCTAAAGGTGAACTTTCTTCTGTATATAAGTCGTTGCCCCCTGAAGTACAGAAAAGGCTTGGAGGCGCGAAGACTAAAAAAGCCCTAAGTAACAAGAGAGTCCGGGGTCTAATGGCTAAGTTGAAGACAGAAACAGGTGGTAAGCACTATATGATAGTGGCTGACCCGATTCAGCACACTGGATCTGTAAAGGACGTACAGAACGTATCAACTTATGCTCATGAAGTAGGACACATTATAGACAAAGAGTACTTGAGGTCCGCGCCAATAAACCTCCAGGCTGAAGTTATTAAGAGTTACAAGGCCTGGAGAAAAGCGGTTGAACCCTCTTTAGCTAAACGGAGTACCCTGAGAAAAGAGCGAAAAGTATTTGCTCACATATTTGACCGCCCGGATTTGGAAACACAGTTCAAGAAAGACTCTAAGGTTCCAACAGGGAAGACTACTGAAGACTACGTTTCCTCATTTGATGAATGGTTTGCCGATCAAGTGGCAAAGTCATTAACTACTTCTGAAAAACCTATTGGGGCTATTGAAGAGTTTTTTAAGAACGTGGCTGAATCTCTCAGGTCGATGCTGGAGCGAATCACGGGAACTCAGTTTATGCCTGACCCTGTAGTAAGGGACTTTGTTCTCGGAGGAGACTTGTTCATCAAGAGGTACTCCGACAACCTTATGGCTCAGGACAAAAACTCCGAGTTTTCAAGAACGCTACGGGAAAACCTGAAGAACGCTTCAGAAGACTCTGACCTACTAGAGTATGACCCCTCAGACCCCGACGTGAGTGAAATACTACAAGACTTGTTTCAGAAACCTCCTAACAAAGCTGATGCAGAGGCTACGTACAATCAAGATTTCGCTGATGCACCTGAGTCCTTAGATAAAGCTAATGAGCCAGAGCTTCGCAGGCACACTGAAAGACTGGAGAAGGCAAAGATTAAAGAGTACGAAAGGACTAAGAATACCCAGGAGGTGGGTAAAGTAGAGCTTCTGGTGTCATCCCCTGAGTACTACTTTACGCAGGACTCTACTACACACCTGATACAGAAGATTGCTTCTGATAAAGCAAGTAAAGCCCATATGTGGAGGCACGACGTTCAGGGTGACCTCGTGCCTGTTATATCTAGCATAAAGAAGGCGGACCCCCAGGCCTACACAAAAGGGAAGAGATACCTGATAAACTCGGATGTTAAGGGTGAGGGCTTTACTACTATGGAAGTTTCAGATGGGTGGCTGGTACTAAACCCTAAAGGCGAAGTAGTATCGAGAACAACAACAGAAAAAGAAGCAGTGTATGGTCCAAAAGGGTCCATTGAACTAGAGGGTGCGAGGCTTAAAGACTTAGGGTACTCTCCCAACGCTGTAGACTTAGTAAAGGAGTCTAGGCTTCTGACCAACCGAGCCTTTGACCTGCATATAGAGGACATGCGTCAGCAGGTAAAAGATGCGAAGGATCGGGGGTACAACCCTCCAATGGCTAACACCGAAGAAGGAAAGATCTCCCTGGCTCAAGCCATAATCCAGATGGGTGACTTGAGGGGGTCATACTTTCCCAGGGTCCGAGAAAACAAGGGATACGTGCTACGTGCTAAAAGCGACAAAGCCTACAATGTGCTTGAGACTTTTGAGGCGTATGTCCCAGGAAATGTAAAGGACCCTCAATCCCTTCGGAGAACAAAGCGTTCTTTTAACGCAAAAACTCCGCTAGGGAAAAGGGTCAGGGAACTCGAATCTCAAGGGTATACTGACATCTCTATCGAGCCTTCTAGGAACCTGTCAAGGCATATATATGATACTCAAGGGCTTATAGCATCTATGGATTCCCTGCTAAGTGCAGCAGAGGAGAGTACCAAGTCTACTAGCGACACTGACGCAAAGCTACTAGAGGAAGCTCACGCCAACATTACGTACCAAGTCGCGGACCTGTTCAAAATAAAGGGCAACTTGGGAAGCCGAAAGCAGAGAGTCTCAGAGGTTTGGAAGGGATACGAGGAGGACCCCCTGGTTGCGTTAACAGAGTATTCCCGACGAGTAGCGACTAGTGCAGCAATGCGTGATACTGCTCGAAGAATGCTACTAGTTTTTACTGGCAGGGAGGTGTCTTGGGAGTCCTTTCAAGAAGAGAACCCTGGTGCAGCTTATAGCGAATACATGAAGAGTGTCCGAGATAAAGCAGTGGACCCGGTACACCAGAAAGAGCTTTATGGTGCAACTAGGGACTATATGTCTTACATCCTTTCACCAAAGACAGCAGTAGACGCAGCCGTCAGCAAGCTTCAAGCGTTAGCTATTATGAAGTATTTAGGGTTCCGGGTATCCTCAGCGGCTGCTAACATGACCAACTTAGGTATAGCAGTCCCTGCCACTATATCAGCGCATTCGGGGGTCGGAATTAGGGAGTCATGGAAAAGAGTACTCAGTGCATCAGGGAAGTACTCCTTGTACAGGCTCAATCAGTTGGAGAACTCTTCGATTATTCCTGAAGCAGTAAAAAAGAAGATCCAGTCTTCCGCAGACACTGTTCTAACTGAGCAGGACAGGGGGATATTCGACGAGATAAGTAGAAGAGGGTGGGACGAAGAAAACTTCAGTAGGGAAGCCCAAGAAGTGCTACAGAGTAATACCTCCAGGTATTTTGAAAACACTCTGGAAGTAATGATGTATGCTTTTGGAGCCACTGAAAAAGCGAACAGAGCTGTGACTATCTTTGCTGCATACAAGGCGCACGAGAAAGCAGCAAAAAAGAATAACAAACCCAGTAATCCTGAATTATTCTATGCGCTGTCTCATCACACTAGCAACCGAGCACACGGACAGTACGGAGAGGCAGCTAAACCCTGGTTGATCCAGAAACACCGAATTCTCAACCTCCCCTACACCTTTAAAAAGTTCCAGCACAACTTTCTACTGAACCTCCATGAAATCGGAGTTAAAGGCTACCAACAGGGGAAAGGGTTTGATGCCGCTAAGAACATTGCATACCTGCTCCTAGCACCTGCCATAGTCGCGGGTGCAGGGGCATCCCTGGTTTCTCAAGTATCTTTTGGCATGTTGAGTGCGCTCACAGGATCTGACGATGCTGAAGAGGATTTTTATAAGTGGGTGGATGATACCTTTGGTGAAGGCGATATGACAAGTCGAGCAGCCAGACATGGGTTGGGGGGTCTGGCGGGGGTAAGCTTGAAAGGTACTCTGGCCTTTGATAACCCTCTCCCCGCTAACATCAGTGAACTAGCAGGTGCTGGGGGGAGTGTTGTAACCGACCTCTGGGACTCTGCAATACATGTATCTCAGGGAGAACTCTTGAGGGGAACTGAGAAAGCCCTCCCCTCTTCGATTGGAGCTTTCTTTAAGGCTTACCGGGAAACTACTGAGGGAGTAACTGATAAAAACTTGTCCCCTAGATTCTACGGAACCGAGCCGATAAAAGCAAATTTGAGTGAAGCGATAACCAGGGGGTTTGGGTTTAGCCCCTCCCGTTTAGCTACTATAAGTGAGAAACAGTGGTCCGAAACTAAAGTGGTTAGAGAGTATGCTAAAGAACGTACCCGCATTAAGAGAAACATCCATAAGATGTTGAGTGCGGACATGAAATCAAAAGAGGCCTGGGCCAGCGTCCTCCAGGAAGTCAGAGAGTACAACGTTCGAGCTAACGAGGTGTTTGACAGATACCACTTACCCTTCATAAACGATGTTTGGATACGTGGTGCCATTAGGTCGTACTACACCCCCAGTAAAACAGAACGCTTACGGAGGGTGGAATAGATGTCTTTGACGCTGACTTTTGACGGAGTTGTGGTTACTAACGCAGAGTCTGAGACCAATTGGGACAGCTCAGGGCTGCTAGGCCCTGAGCTGTTTACTGATGTGTTAGAAGTCCAGGGCTCCTCTTGCGTGGGTTTTATGGGACGTAGGGCGAGTGGATATGCAGTATACCAAAGCCCTGTTTCCTATGATTTCACTACGACATACGAGGGGGCTCATGTATTTATGTGGGTCCTGACACCTATGCCTAATGCTATGTCTAGTGAAATAGGGGAGGGAGTGTTCCTCATAGTGGGGTCCAGTACGTCAGATTATGTTAAATTCCAGGTAGGGTCGGGAGATGAGGTATTTAATTTATCTAGGGGGTTCAAACGTTTTATTCTTGACCCTACTTTAACTCCCACAGAGGTCGTAGGCACTCCTGATTTTAGCGCGATTTCGGTTTTTGGTGTGTGGTGTGATATATCGGACTCGACCATGTACTTAGAGGAGATAGTATTCTTTGATAGCATATCCATAGGATATGGTCTACGGGTTACTGGAACGTCCTCCAATTTCTGGAGTGATGTAGAAGCTGCTAACAAAGGACCTGTTAACAACCACGGGATACTGCAAGAGTTTGAGGGAGTGTTTTACTTATACGCTCCCCTACATATAGGGAGCCTTGGAGCCCTTGATACAACTGTCAGCGATCAGAGTAAAATTGTGAAGTTAGTGTCCCAACGGTATTATACAGGCAGTGCTTGGGTTGACATGTTAGCAGATGGGTTCTTGGGGATTACCATTGATGACGGTGGTGCCTCTGGAGGCACCACTAGTTTTACAGACGGAGTACAACTAGAACCGGGAGTGGGGGCATTAGGGTCTCATATTGAGGGGTCCGATGTCCGTGATTCGTTTTTTGAGGCTTCCCTAGAGAACGTAAGCAGTCAGATTGAGCTAAAAGGCACAGCTGTTTACCATTTTTCAGGGGTGGTATCATTACCCAGTGCGTCAGCGTCTCTAAAAGCCTGCTCTGCCACTTTTCACGGCTGTGCTAAAGTAACCCTTGGCTCGGCATTCTTAAGGAACGTCCTTTTCTGTGAAACTGTGTCACCAGACGCTGCTCTTCTGTGGAACCCTTTGTTAGACATAGAGGATTGCACGTTTTCAGCTAACACCACAGGCAGTGCTATTGAGATGCCTGAGAATACAGGCAATCCCTACGAGTACGACAATTTAAAGTTTGTAGGGAACACTTATGACGTGTACAACTCGTCAGGGGGCACTGTAGAGGTAGACCTGAAAAACGGTGCTAATGCGGCATCCTCAACTGGAGACACTGTAGTATTCAACAACCCTGTAGTACTGCACATCACGGGAAGCGTGTCGCTTCTTGGTGCTGAAGTGAGGATATATGACTTAGACAGCGCAGAAGTGGGGAACTTAGGCACTGAATTAGCCGGTGTCGAGACGAACCCCAACACCTTTTTTGATTACTCTGGAGCCGAGGGCAACTTAATATGGATTCAGATACTAAAAACAGGGTATTTAGAGATTGGGGTAGAGTATACCATACCAGCTCAAGACACAAGTATACCAATACAGTTACGCATTGACAAAAATCTTTAACCAGGGGAACCTATGCTCATTGACCACACTAACTATGACCAGTACTTAAAGCAGTCCACGCAGGGTAGGTCAGGAGTACCTGACGGAAATGTCTTCTTTGACACTGCTACAGACACCATAGAACTTATTGGAGTGGACGAACTCGCTATATTCGACCACACTTCTATGGGTGGGGGAGCAACCGATCCAAATCAGTTAACAAACTTTGATGGTATCACTCTTAGGGCGTTATATCTTTTTGAGAACCAAGAGAGAAGTGCCGACGAGAACCTCCGAAAGCATAAGAGGGGCACCGATGGTGTCTATAAGTTCACGGGGGCGTATAACTTCGTTAACGGGGTGAAACTCAACAACGCTGGTACCGACAGGCTGAAGATCAGACAGTCCGGTTGGATTGAGTATGCAGCGAACGGGGATGGTCGCACCGAGATTGACCGGATTTATCATGGTGTGAACTCCTTGATCGACCTCCAGCCGGCTTCGGCACCGTATTACACCCTGGTTGCAGACACACTTGAAGCAACTCTACAAGCAGCTACCTGGGCAACATTTGATCGAGCTGGGGACGTGGATGAAGCTATTCAGGTTTTTGGCTCGACTTCTTTCGGTGATACCGGAGCGACTGACTTTGACTACACCTCTATGATTCTGGTACTGAGGGCCAGAACCTGGGGTTACACGCATGATGAAACCACTTCAGTTTTAAGCCAGATTCCAGAGTTTTCAGGGTTTAAGGCAGGGTATGGTTTTGGTGACGTAGAGCCCCACGAAGATGCCTACAATTTGGCAGACGTATATGGGGGATCCCAAGTTTCACCCTGGACCGGGATGTCCTTAGAAAAACTGGTGGCCCCTCAGACTGAAACAGGGTTCCTCGAAGCGGACGGTGACTTTACCTGGGTACTCCACAACACCGCAGCGGGGTCCGTGGCAGAGTGCGAAGCGTTTCTTGAAGCTCTCGCCATGCAGGATGGGGACATCGACGATGGTGCAGGGACGTATAGCGGGCATCATGGTAGAGTGTGGATACACCGGAATGACGATGGATTAGTAGAAACTCAGTCTATTGAGGGGGAGGGCTTGTTTATTGAGGGCCTCTCGACCTCAGAGAAACAGAACATCGTTTTCGCTGATGATGCTGGAGACTTGAAGCATTATCCTTTCTATCCAGAGGTGAAAATCCTAGTTGGGCTATGGGCTAAAGCGGATGCCAATGCTTGGTACCACCTGTTCTATACAGATGGCGCAGGCGCAGAGGACTTTGATACAGCAACAGCAGTAACGGTGAATGACTCTAGCAGCACCCCAGTGAAAGGACTGTGCAGTACAGCTGACGCGGAAGGGTACATCAGCTTTCCTTACGACTACGACGCAAACACTCAAGCGGGTCTTCCTGCTGCAACCGATAAAGACGTAGTAGTGGAAGTGGAGAGCTACGGACCAGGGAGTGTAACCCCTGAGATCACGTTCTTCACTCTAACTCGTTCAAGCATTGTTAATGCAACTTGTTCGCCTACCCTTGACCTGAACGTATAGAGTGAGCCTTGAGTCCCCCGTCATTGCATACATAGATGGGTCCACCAGACGTATACACCTTAAATGCGGGCTGTATACGTTTGACTGGATCACTGATATCTATGCGGAGTACAAGTATTTAAGGAGTACCATTGAGTCTCTGCGTAACTGGTACCCTTTTATGCAAGCTCGTGGGGGCGAGTTAAAAGAGAACGGCGTGTGCAGGAACTGTTATCTAGTGCTGCTCCAAGGCACTCGGGTAGTACCTTGTGATGAGCCCGTTAACCTAACCGCTGTGGGTGAGATCCTCACTGACGAAGTGGACGACCAGTACCCTTTTGACTTAACAGGTCTACTGGACCCTCCTACAATCACTCTGTATAACCCGTGTGCTCAAGCAATCCTTAATTGCGTAACAAGTGTTGAAGTTATGAAGGAAGATATCGAAATAGAGGTCGAAGAGACTCCCGTTGAAGCTGAACTCGACGACTCAGCACCGGGGGTAGAAGTTATAGACAACCAAGTGGACATAGAGGTGAAATGATGTCATCAGAAATACGCATCGTTCGGGGGGACACTGAGCCTCTAGTACTACAGTTTTGGTCGGACCGAAAATCAGGTATAAAATATAACCTCTCGGATGTCACTTCTGCGACTCTCACTGTGGACCCCGAGAAAGGACCCGTGGACGCTACCAACAACCTATTCACTTTAGCCGGGGTTATATCAGACCCCAGCTCAGGGTTAATCTCATTTAGCCCTACAGAAATCCATGTTGACCTGCCTCCCGCGACTTACTACTACGATGTTCAGTTTATAAAGGTAGGGGGTTTTAAGAAGACTCCCATTATTGATAAATTCGTAGTAACTCAGGATATCAACAAGTCATGAGTGCTAGAGACTATAAGAAAGAGTACCGAGAGTATCAGGGTCTGTTGAGCCAGAAGAAGAGACGTGCAGGGCGTAACGCTGCTCGACGGATAATGGCGAAACAAGGCCTAGTCAAGAAGGGGGACTCTAAGGACGTACACCACAAGGACCATGACCCCCTACATAACGCTCAGAGTAACTTAGCTGCTCTGAGTAAAACTGCTAACCGGGGTAAGCACAGACTCCGCTAAACGAGGATGCATGTATGTTTCCAGATGACACTAAGTTAAATTCTTTCTTTGAAGGCCAAGAGGACTTATTCGAGACCTTTCGAAAAGTAGTAGTGGCGGCTCGGTCTGCCACTGAGTGGGGAACTGTTATAGCTTCCTACTGGATATCGAAATTAGTACTTCCACTAATACCTGGAGGGTGGGCCAAGGATAACTTTATTGAGCTGTTCACAGTCACTGTAGGCCTATTGTTCATAGCGTATTTTAAAAGAGCTATGAGGTTTAGAGTTAACCGGTGGGGTGGCAGGATGATAGTGTGTGGAAACCCCTCTGGTCGTCCTCCTCACTATGAGTACATACTGCGGCGAACCCGGCCTAGATTTCTACTGTTCCCTATAAGCCACTGTGTGGGGGCCTGGACTTTTACTATTGGTAAGCTGTCCCCCGGTACGGGTGGGGTAAATATTACTGAGAAAACCACGGTGTACATGAAAAACACTGATGAATGCCGGTGGGAACTGGGGGGATACGGAGCTGAAAAACTGGAGGACGAAGCTAGAGCACTCTTTGTTCGATACTACGAGCACCTGGGTGATAAGGTGGTCGGTGCGATGACTCAAGGTGAGAAAGATAAACTCGAAACTATGAAAGCCGCTATTACTTGTGGATTGGACACAGGCTGTACTCCGTATGAGAACTTCTCTCCTACCTCCTCCTGATTGTAAGACCAGTGGCTCAAGTGAGCCACTGGTCGCCTGCTAGAGTTACTCTTCTGTGTATATCACACACTCAGTGGTCAACAGCATCCCTGCTACTGATGCTGCGTTAGACACTGCTGCTTTAGTCACTTTAACCGGGTCCACAATTTCGGTGGCACTCACGTCTTCCAGTTCCCCGGTTTGAGCATTGTACACCGAGTTACCACAGTCCTGAAGAACTCTCTCCACTACGACGGCTCCTTCTACTCCAGAGTTTACTGCTATCTGGCACAGTGGTGCAGACAGAGACCCCTGCAATAGCTTATACCCTAAGTGCTCATCAGAAGTTTCCCAGCATAAGCCCCCATGCATTTTAGCTGCACACCCTAGGAGAGCTGTGCCTCCTCCGGGAACCACTCCTTCCTCAACGGCTGATCGTGTGGCGTTCAGAGCATCATCCATCCGGTCTTTCAGCTCACCAAGCTCCACCTCGGTCTGAGCCCCCACCTGGATAGACACAACGCCCCCCAGGAGCCTCGCCAGACGCTTTTGCAGCCACTCCCTGTCAACATCCATCGTCGCTTCGCTGAGGGCTTTTCGGATAACCTCAGACCTTTGAGCAACCTCTTTTTTGCTGCTGCTGTTGTCGTTTGTCAGGGTCATTGAATCTTTGGTCACAACGACTTTACTCACAGACCCAAGAACGCCCCAAGAGATATCTTTAACTCCATCTCAGGCACTGTGGCTCAGTACCCGCCCACCTACTATACTGGACAAATCCCTCAGTACTTCCAGCATCCGTTCCCCGAAATATGGAGCATTAACCGCCACTGTTTGTACCTTTCCCTGAATCATGTTTACCACCATTCCGGTTATGGCATCACCGTCAACATCCTCAGCGATAACCAGGAGGGGGACACCTCCTTCAGACGCATCAGACAGCAGGTCTTGTATGTCCTGAAACCTTGAGATCTTAAAGTCACACATCAGGACTTTAGCATTCTTCAGCTCAGTCACCATGTTCTCCCGGTCAGTGGAGAAGTAAGGAGATATGTACCCGTTATCAAAGTGGAGGCCCTTAAAGACTTCTAAGTACGATTTTCCGGTGTGAGAAGTTCCTACGTTGATGACTCCGTCAGCTCCGGCCTCCTTCATGGCCTCTGCGATCAGCATTCCTGTGGGTATGTCATTGTTCGACGCTATGGAGGCTATTTGCGCCACCTCTTCAATGCTGGAGACCGGGGATGCCATGTCAGTCAAGAGGTCCAGTACCTCGCTCAGAGCTGCGTCGATGCCCCGTTTCAGCTCAGTGGGGTTAGCTCCGGCGGTTACCAGCTTTACCCCCTGGTTATAGATCGTGTTAGCCAGAACCGTTGAAGTAGTAGTCCCGTCGCCCACAAGAGCAGAGGTGTTCGAAGCTGCGCCTCTTAAAACTTTGACTCCCAGGTTCTCTATGGGGTCAGGCAAGTGGACCTCTTTAGCAACCGATACACCATCCTTTGTTATAGTCACCCCTTGGGCTCTATCCAGGAGAACATTTCTCCCACAGGGTCCCAGGGTCGCTGACACTGCTTTTGTCAGTAGGTTAGCCCCGGCCTTCAGGGACTGGCGAGCTTCGTTTCCGAATTTGATAGTAGTGTTCATTGTTTTCCTATAGTTCTAGTTTTAGTTCTATTTGGGACACTCGGTCTTCTAATGAGGGCTCATCTTTGGGGTATAGCAGATGGACTAACAAGCAGACCACAAGGATTAACATCAGGTTCGTGAGAGTATCTATTATAGCATCTTTCATAATCAGAACTCCTTTCCACCATGCTTGTATTGGCGAGTGCGGTTATATTCGATTTTAGCTACTATAGCCTGAGCTAAAGGTAGCTGTTTCTGTTCAGCGTAGTCTAAGATCCTTATGACTACATCTGCCAGTTCCTCTGATACGTGGTCAACTTCTGGCACCTTCACAGACTGAGGGTTCCCGTGTCTCAGAGCTTCGAGGGCCTCTGATAGCTCAGAGTGCATCAAGGCAATAATGGTTCCGTCTTCTGGTGGGTTCTCCCACCAACCTTTTGAAACTGCTATTGCGTGTACGTACTTCTGGACCTTCGGTAGTACATCTAACAGTGCTTTTGAATTCATTGTTTTCCCCTGGATTATATTAATGAGAGTACCTTACCGACAACAAGCAGCGGGGGCAGAATCCCGATGACGATGTGGAAAGCGAGATACATAATGACTAAGATATCTACAAGGGGGTTCATAATTTCCTTATAGAGTTTGATCGAACACTAAAGGCCACTGAGCCTTGAACTTCTCATGCAGTGGCACCATAACTTCTCTCATGGACGGGTCGGCGTGTTTAGAACATCTCAGGCTAAACATGTGGTCCCAGACCCCCAGAGGAGCGTTCACCAGAAGCTCAGTTTTACAGGAGTTCGGCAAGACTGCTCTTGCGACCTGTGGAGCAGCTCCGTCGCCGAGCATCGTCAGGTAGATCTCCTCTGCGGTACTCATCGCTGCCTCCCAGTCCCTGAAGGAACTCTGGGCTATACCAGAGGGCTCGACAAAAGTGACTTCACCCCCGAACTTACCAGACCCGTAGTTGCAGTACCTTTGTGACTCCTGTAAAAATGAAGCTGTTCTGTGGCGTACTAGCTGATGTGATGTTGCGCGGTCTACTGTAAACTTGACGAGTGCGTAGACATGTCCTTTGTAGAACTCTGCTGCACTGACACCTCTTATGCTCTCGGCATAACAGAGAGAGTCCTCCCCCAGTACTCTTGGAAAGCTGGGAGCTGTAGGCTCGGCCAAGTTACTAAAAACGTTTGGAGCTAGTTTGTATAAGTGCCGATTTAGGGCATTGACTCCTAGGAACCCTTTACCCCTATTAAACTCAAGAAAAGCCCTTACGTTTCCAGTGAGTATCAGCTCATATCCCCCTTCGCTGATGTCGCTTTGAATATACCCACTGGCTAGGATGGGGTACAAAGGCCCAGGATCTCCTCTCATGTCCAAGACCACTGAAATAACACCCATCTCCAGTACTGAAGTGTGTCCCCTTTTAATGACATTCTTGATAAACTTCTCAGAAGACCCCTCAGTAATTTGGTCTTCGCTCTTGTAGCATATACGCCCACAGCGTTCTATATGCTGCTCCAGTGAATCTGTTTTACTCGGGGTGATAATCTCTGCGCTTGCTGGTATAATTTTCACAGCCTACCTCAGTGTTTGTCTTTAAGATACGTTAACAACTCGTTCATTCCTCTGTACTTCCTCTGGATAGCTCGGTACACCTTAGTATCAATAGTGCCCTTCGCCACCAAGTGATGTACTACTACAGCTTTTCGTTGACCACTTCTATGGAGCCTAGCGTTGAACTGTGCGTACTGCTCATAGCTCCAGGTTAGCCCAAACCACAGCACCACGTTAGATCCGTCCTGTAAGTTCACTCCATGAGATATACTCGCAGGGTGGCACAGTAGCAGGGGTATTTTTCCTGCATTCCAGTCCCTTATATGCTTAGTAGCCTCCTTCTTACTAACTCCACCAGCTATAACAGGAGCATTGGGAAACTTCTTCTGGATCATAGCCAGTTCAAACCGGAACTGAATGGCACAGAGCACTCCAGAGCTAGAGGACTCTACTACGCTCTCTAGTGCTTTCAGTTTCTCATCGTGGATTGGTATCACCCTCCTTTTATCTGATGGTAGGTCAGCATCCTCGTTGTCATATACAGCACCTTGGACGAACTGACGAAGCTTCATTGACAGCGACATGATAGAGAAGGCCTCCACTGAATCGGTGTCACTAAGCTCAGTGAAAAACTCTTTCTCAAGCTCCTTATACTGAGCCATTGTCTTTGGGGGTAAGTTAATCTCCACAGTTTCGTACATTATGGGGGGTAGGGACAAGTGGTCCTTTGCGTCAAGTCGGTACGTTATATCACTTATAGCTTCATAGATCTTCTTATCGCTTCCGTTGCGGATGTCCCAAACAAACCCCCGGTTATCCCTCTGGATAAAGTATTCGTGCCTGAACTTCGTAATACCTTTCCCGAGCCTCTTTCCTCCGTCCAACACGAAGTACTGAGACCACAGGTCCATCAGAGAGTTGGGGGCGGGAGTCCCACTTAATATAATCCTCCATTTGGATAGCGCAGGGACCAAGTGTTTCAGGATCTTAAATCTCTTGGTCCCCGGAGCTTTAACCATAGACCCCTCGTCCAGTATTAGCCCTTGGAAGGGGAGCTTTTTATGTTCCTTATAATACACTTTAAGAGCGTCAAACAACCAGGGGAGGCCCTCAAAATTCACTATGTACAGGTCCTTTTTAGCCTCCAGAGCCTGTTGCTTATCCTTCCCGTGTAGGACAGAGTACGTTAAGGGTAGATCCCACTTAGCTATTTCATCGGGCCAAGTGGTGTGGACGGTCATCAGTGGGGCCAACACCAGTATGCCTTTTACCCCCTTGTCTCTGCGCAGCACTTCAGTGGCCCAGGTAAGAGCTATCAAGGTCTTACCCAGGCCCATATCTACAGCAGAGTACGAAGACGGGTTGTCCAAGTGGAACTGAACTGCTTTTTCTTGGTACTCTCGGAGGCTCATGTTAGATAATTCTCAAACTCCTGTTTAGCATCCCAAGTTATATCATAAATCCGTTTGCAATCAAGAGCGGGTTGCACGAGCTCTAGGATATCGCCGTGTAATACACAGATGGCTGCACCGGCTGTGTAGTTGTCCATGTATTTGTCTGTATCAATAAGCATAAACGAAGGAACGTCTGCGTAGCTTTTGTACAAGGTGTTCACTTTTTCCAGAGTCTTTAGGTTCTCGTTGCCCTCTTCGACCAGTCCTTCCCTGGACCGTATCCGTATCCGTGTCATGAGGATGCGTGGAGAACCATGTAGTACAAAAGTTAACTGAGGAAAAGGGTACATCTTTTGACTGTTCCACAGATACGTAGCCGAAATTCCCGTCAAAGACTGGTACACTATCGTAGACATGACGTACCTATTGACTATAACCACTTCACCTGCTTCAAGTCTAGGCTTTATCACATTGTTGACGTGTTCCTGACGATCCTTCGTAAACATTGTAAGAAGGGTTTCAGGTCCCCTCTAAGCACCCGCCGAATTTCGCTTCCAAGCTCTCCATTGGTTCAGAGGTGTAAGTGCAGGGAACACCCTGTGCTTCCAAGTACTCTGCTAGCATTTTAGCTTGAGTTGTTTTACCTGTACCGTCAGCTCCTTCAAATGCAATTAACATCTCAACTTCCTCCGAACCGAGCGGTCCTGCGACCTAGAACTCGGCTGTAGCTATTCATGTGCTCTAGCTGTTGCTTCATAAGTATTTCGTCTGTCTTGGATACATTGAATAAAGAGTCAGGGGTGTTCAAGAAGACCTGGAGTTTACCGATCTTCTGGTCCAGCTCCTGCTTCTCTTTAATTACTCGTTTTTGATATAGCTTCACATTGTACTCCTTAGTAGTGGGGGACTTAGTTATTTTTACTGCCTTAGAGTAATCCTGTATTCTAAAGCCTGTGTTATGAAAGTAGAGTCTTTTTTCAGTAGGGTGAGTGCTGACAACACCGTATATAGGGAGCCCATCAGAATCTGTGTACTTGAGTACGTCGCCTTTTTGCACTAGCTCACCGTTGTAAGTTCGTTCTTGCGTTTACCACACCTCTAAAGGGTTCCCCGATTTGTCCCACCTGTGCCTGTGGAGCTTTACGTCTCTACTGTGGTTGTACCGAGGGTGCCTCAATGACCCCTCGGGTGTTTCCTCGTGAAACATAATCTCCATTATCTCATCCAACCACAGGTCCCGATTTTCCCAGATATGGTTTCTAATGTGGTCAGAAAACCCTCCAACTTGTACTTCCACTCCATTTGAACGTTTCGCTACTACACTGCCAAGTGTCCCGGAGAACTTCCCTTCACCCTCCAAAAATCCTATGATAGTGACTTCTTCAGGGTCCACTGCTTTAAGCTTCATCCAGGAGAAAGTCCTCTTAGCCTCGTAGGGAGCATTCGGAGCCTTTACTACCAGTCCTTCGTACCCTGCATCAAGAGCCTTGGCAAAGTTCCTCTGGACATGCTCATCATTGAGTACTGTAACGTGCTTCAGCAGTTGCACAGAGCTGGGCCAGAACTGTGCCTCAGTAGCGAGGATGTCAAAGTACCGACCGGTAAACGCCATGTTACCTAAGTTGGCACAGTCGAATACATGGAACTCTGCTTCTGGCGTAACCCCAGTGCTTCTGATCTTACCCGACGACTCATAGAAAGACAACCCTGGTATAAGCAGCTCTCCCTCTAGTTCATAGTGACTGTCAAGCTGACTAGTTATGTGGTCCAGGCCCTTAAACTTCCGGCCTCCGCTGGAGTACAGTGACCCATCTCGGAACATCCCTCGGAGACCATCTAACTTCAGGGACATGAAGCTGTTGGGGACCAGCCTTTTGCTTTCATATGGTTTAGCCCTCATGAAAGCAAATACTGGGATCAACCCTGGGAACACCTGGTTGATCGACACTGCCCCCAGTCCAAGAGTGAGATTTTTATTCAGCACCCCACAGAAGATCTTGGCCTCCTCGGGGTGTAGGTCGTGCCCAAAAGCCTTCAGGACGGAGAGCTGAGATTTTCCTGTGATCTCGCGGCTGTTCGAAGCTTCTAACAAGATCTTCAGGTTCACTCGGTAATTTGAGAGAGTCTCCGCCCCAGACCCTTTTACATAGAACTTCCTTACGTAGAAAGGCATCGTCTTGTCACAGGACCACCGGATTAGATCCCGAGTGAACTCATCTGCTTCTTTCAGTGCTCTTTGTTTAGCCTTTATGCCCCGAGCGGACGAGACTTTCCTCAACACACTTTTGTACGTTGATCTCACGGTCGATCTCCCTATAAGTAGATATAAACTCGTTAACTTTGTTAGTGGTATCCAGGACCACTACTGCCTGACCCCGGTCCCTCATTCGTTGGTGCTCTCGTTGCTGAGGGCTACTGGGCTTCTTGCCCTCAGACTTTAACTCTGCGAATACTACTAGGCCATGTGGAAACTCACACACCCTGTCAGGCTTCCCTACACTACTGGGGCATTCCCACTTATCTGCTTTACCCCCGATAGACTTCATCTTGTCTCGCAGGTGCCTCTCGACTTTCTTCTCACTTTCCCCGGTGTTCCGGGGGTTACCAAGTCCTTTGAGCATTAGGGAGTACCTGTAAGAATGTTGTTCAGGGGTATCCCAAGTCTCTCGGCCCTTACCCGTTTCACTTTCTCCACTAGGGCGACTTTCTTCAGTCTATTCAGGACATCGTCTGCTGTGTGGCCGTCATACTCGTACTTAGCTCTAGGGAGTTCAGGGCAATCAAACAACTCCCAGTCACTCATATTATAATGGTTAGACACTTGACCACTTGGAAGTACCGCTACTACTATGAACCAGCCTCCTCCAAAGCACACCTCGCCCTCATAGTGTCTCTCTGACTTGTGTACATCGTACTTACCCATCCGAGCCCATTCATTGAACAAGCAGGCGTTGTACATCTTTCGGAACTCATAGAGTTCTTTAAAAGTGTGGCACCCGTCGTCTATCTTACCTACACCACCAACAAGGCTAGACAGAGCTTTTCTAAGGACATCTTCCAGTAGGCGTTTTAATTTATTTTTCATAACTCAAGCCTCCCAGCTCTTTTTGTTCCCTTTTCACTCTCAGAGTATTGTACTTTGCGTGAACTCGGTACAGTAGCTGAGTTCCCTTGTTCTGCAAGTGCAACTCCTTTAAAAGCCAGAGGAGTTCTTCTTCAGTGAGGTCAGCTTTGTAGATGCCCCTCTGGATATCTTTCACACTGCGCCCAACTAATATCTTCACTCTTAACGAGTCAGTAGTAATCCTCTTGAATACTGATGGTTCTGTTATCATTTCTTGTACCTCTTGCTTATGTATCCTTTAGCCTCAACTGGCAGACCTGGAACAAAGTCAACGTCACATAAGGCAGAGTTGAACTTCTCCAGAGAGCTTCCCGTAGCATCCTCATCGGACATCAGCCCAATAGCTTCATCATGAACAGTGCCTATGAGGGTAACTTCAGGCATACGCTCCCTAACATTGATCAGCCCACGCCCCATGATTTCTCGGGCTAAACCCTGGACTGCATTTTCAGTGATGCGACCAGGGATCAGTGGAACTCTCGTCCATTTTCGAGTTAGAGGGTTCACCCCCATGTGGACCACTGTAGCCACCTTCCACATACGCTTGAACTTAGGTCTTGCTCGGCCCTCTACTGAAGGAGAGCAACAGTATATACTTTTTCCTGAAGGAAGCCTCATTGCTCGGTCCTCTACTGAAGGAGAGCAATAGTATATACTTTTTCCTGAAGGAAGTCTCATTGCTAACCAGGAGACTCCGTTCACCTTAGCTGTTCCGAAGGTTATGCTGCCAAAGGTCTGTCTGTCCCCCGAGATTACCGCCCGAATAGCAGCTTTCTTCAGCCCTTTCCAGCACTGGGCCACTTTATAATATTTCTCTCTGTATGCACCTACCGCTTTTTTCGCCTCCTTTTCCGTAAGGTATATACCAAAGTTCTTAGCAGAAGTCTGGAATGTTTCTGCACCCATGCCGAAGCCACAGCCAAGAACAATGACTTTTCCCACACTCCTCTGACGGATTGACTCAGGGTCCTCAGCATCATATCCGTCCTTGATATCCTTGTAGGACCGGTTAAACTTAGATGAAGCCATATCGATGTACTGGTCAAAGCCTTCTCGAAAGCCCTGGAGGGTCTCCTCATCACCAGCAACCCAGGCCAGTACCCGGTTCTCTATGGAGCTGTAGTCAGATACAATAAGCTTCTGGCCTTCAGGAGCTTTGATTACAGACCTCAAGAGGGACTTTGAAACTCCTATAGGGTCTTCCATCGGGGACTGTTCCACAAACTCCAGGATATCCTCCTCTGGTTGCTTAGACTGAGCCCTGGGGAAATTCTGGGGCTGCACCCCCCTTCCTGCCCACCGTCCCGTACCCGCTCCGTGGTAACACAGAGAGTCATGAACCCTGTGGTCCTCAGCTTTTCCAGGAACCCTGTAGTCAGCCATCTTCCGGTATTTTGCGGTAGATGATTTTCCGAGCTTCTGACACAGGGTCAGCACTTCTTCAACAACTTTGGGCAGCTTGACTTCGGGATCGTTAAGGAGATCCTGTATGTAGGCTCCCTGGCAACTCTGAATAGGGAACCCCTGAGTGTCGCAAAAGTCTTTTATCCGGGCGTACTGGAACGGTGAGGTAACGTGTGCTTTTTTATTAGCCCTCTTGTGTAAGTCGTACACCGTTTGATTACATGACTTCAGGCTCTTCTTAACCAGCTTCTTGATCTTTGCCATTTCGGATGTACTATCACCCAGGGGGGTTCCAAGGAGCATTGCCATCACTTCACGGTACAGCGTAGGACTGAATAGGGTCTTAGTTGACGCGGGGCTGTCCTCGTAGATGTCTTCCAGGGACCTTGCCCCCTCTTCAAGTACCTCATGTATGTCAGTAATCCTGATAAGATCTTTTCCTTCAACGGGTTCCCTATAGTCACTGACAAGGCGCGATACTTTTTCCAGAGATTCATCCCGATACATCTCCAGTCTTCTGCGGAGGTCTCCCGAGTCTTTAGCAGCTCTTTTCGTTATCCGGGACAACTCTTTTTTACCTTCGTCCAGGGCCAGCTCAATTCTACTGAGTATAGAAGTTACCTCTAGCTCATCAATAGGCAACCCCTCGTGGTTCATTTGAGCAGTTATCTTCCAGATCTCGTGCTCCACTGGAATAAGCTCTTGTCGGGGCAGCTTCTGGACTACTGATCTCATAGCAGCTACGTCTATAAGGCAGTACTCTTTCAGCTCCTCATAAACTACTTTATACTCCTCTGAGAACATGTCTGGCTTCTGGTGCCCTACGAGCTGCCTGCCGTGCTTAACAGGCTGAGGAGTACAGCACTTCTTAATCAGCCTTGCACCAGCAGACTTCTGTACTGGTGCTCCCAGGGCTTCGCCTGCGCCCCCCAGAGAAGCCGGGAGAGAGAAGGTCATGCACAGGGCCATAGAGTCCACTACCTGATCCCAGACAATCTCAGGCCACCCAAAGGCTTCGACACACAGCATGTTCCACACCCTCATGTCAAACGCTGCGTTGTGAGCGTACACCTTCCCCCCACTGGATACGTGGTCAAGAACTCCCCAGGTCAGGTTTTGACCTTGCTCCCACATCTGTACTGGTCCGTCCCAAAAAGCATAGGCCATGCATATAGGTTCAGTGGACCCGTCCTGTAAGTACCTCATGGAGCCATGCTTCTTTATTTCTACTTCACTGTATGTCTCAAAGTCAATAAACAGTGCTTTCATGGTGTCCTCATGTTATCAGGTTTTATCTGGGTTGTACTTTAGCCGCACTTTAGCTGCTTGATGAATTCTTTATGCCAGTCCCGCAGCTGTTTTTCAGTTGGCCCTGGAACTCCGCATTTAGTGCAAGGGGTATAGTCTACCGGATGCCCCAGGCACCCACAGTCACCCCCAGAACAACACCTAACAGGTGTTAATCCTACACCTCCACAAGAGGGACATAGACTGTAGTCAAAGGGCGCAAACATCATAGCTCGCATAAACTCGCAAGCATCCATCTTCTCAATTTTTCCGCAGTCCAAGAACCTTATCAGTTCGACTTCTACATTTTCTACTGTCCCGTCACTTCTTTCAATGATCGCCGTTGAATAATTGCCTGGGCCAGTCTCAAACTCTTCGTACTTAGTACCCCAGGTGTGAAAGAGGGCTTCACCATCCCCAACTTTACCACCTTTTATATATTTGTATACCCACACTTTTCTCATGTTCTTTCCTAGGTGTTCCAAAATTTGTGACCCTATTGGCCTGAAAAAGGCTGGTATCTACTACCAGCCCGTCTATTTGCGCTTCGTGTGCGCGAGACCTATTACTATAGGTCTCCTGTGATTTTGTACTGCAAAGCTAACGATGCTCCCTGGTTCTTAGCAGGGTTTATAGAAGTTCTCCGTCTGACAGTTCGTCAGATTCGGTGTTTGCATCAACAAGATCCGCAAACGCAGTTTCAGCACTTACCCGACCATCCAGTCGTTCTCCCTCTTTGGCAAAGCACACGTTGTTCAGAGCCGCAGCGATACCGTTAGAAACTCCGGCGTAGGCATAGAAATTCACATCCAACCGGACATAGCAGCCTGAGTAGATATCTTCAGGGTCTACTGGGACAACTCGGGTGCCTTCAATTTTCACTGTTCCAGGCTGCTGGCCTTCCTGAGCGTAGGCGTTGAAAAAGTAGTGGCCCTTAAACTCTGGTCCCTTACGGCCCCCCTCCTCCACTTGCTCATCATCGCCATCTCGAAGAATCGTCTTCAAGTTCTTCGGGATAATTCCTTTCCACTTTTTCTCTTTGCCTTTTTCCTTGGCAGCGTTGATCTGAGCATTGATGTAATCAAGCGCGACCGTGTCCTCTTTTGATACCATTGCGCAGATTGAGTACTTCTTATCTCCACCGGCACTGATGGCTTTCGGATCTGACAGGTTAACAAAACTTGCTCTTACGGGTACAGGTATAACAGGCATAATTTTTCCTTGTTCAGGTTATCGTACATTCAAGGTACTCAGTCCCTCCCGATGAGTGTGCCTCTGCGACAAGGCACACTCACCAAGAGCTATGAGATCTCTAACAGCTCCACTGAAACTCTTTTCACCGGGGTGCTAAAAGGAGGAGAAACACACACCCCGGATCAAGAGTAGCTTTCTACAGGAGGTCTTCTCCTTCATCACAGGAGTCGTCCTCAGTCTGGCCTTCATCAGACGGGCATTCATCACAGGAGTCGTCCTGACCATCATCAGGCTCAGGCAAAGCCGAAGCTCTCTGACCCAGCCACTTGATATCGACTTCCAGGACAACTGCCATAGCTTCCGCACGTTTCTGCTGGTCCAGAAGATCCTCATCTTCTGGGTCAGTCTGTAAGCGGTCCACTACATCAGCAGCACGTTGGCGTTGGGTTTCCAGTTGCACCTCTTTACGCTGAAGAGTAGCCGCAGTAGCGTTAGCCTGCTCTTGAGGAGTACGCTTAGAAGACGACTTACGAGTAGTTCGCTGGGCAGCTTCCCAAGCCTCACGCTCTTCAGCGGTACACAGCTTCAGATGCTTCTCTTCACCGTCATAGATGAACCACTCACCCATCATGGAAAGGTTAGCCATGTAAGATGAGATGGCCTCAGCTTTAATACCAAGTGCAGCAGCAATCTCTTCCTTAGTATAGCAACCAGCTAAACTGAAAATCCGGGTCTGCCATACTCGACTTCCCATTGGCTGGGCTACCTGCACTCCAGTAACGGAACCTTCGGACACCATCTGCATAAACTCATCTTTCCGGCCCCGAAGAGCAGTAGCCATTTTTTCATGGTACTCAAACAGCGTCTTTCGGTCAGCAGGTTTACGGGCACGGTGCGGGATTCGTTCTGTAGGGTCGATTTCAAAGAAGTTGTACATTAGATTTGCAGACATTTTGTTACCTTTGTTGAATTAGTATTCTTTGTATGCTTATATGATACATCAAGTGGAGAAGAAGTCAACTACAAAACTCAGAAAAAGCTTCTTCAGGTGAGTTTATTTCAGCCTCTTCTCGTTTGTCTGATTCATTAACCAGGGAGAGCCCGCTTGACTTCTTCATAACTAGCCCTTTGAAGTCAGGGCTACGAGATACTAGCTTACCTACCTTCTTCTCCATTTGAGCCACTGAGAGCAGCTTGGGGGCCACATACATGTCCTTCAAGCTGACAAAGTTGTGGTCCGTCAGAAAGGCTGCGACTTCTGCGTTAGCCTTTTTCCAGCTCCTCCTGGCTATTTTCTTAACGAGCTTCTTACCGGGCACCTTCTCGCCTTTCATAGCTTGTGCATACAGATGCTCGTCTATGTCCTTCTTGTACTTTACAAGGCCCCCTATGGTCTGAGATATGATAGTGAGTTCCTTCAGGCCCACCGCCTCCATAGGGTTGTCCTCGGCGATATGAGCAAACACATCGAGAGCGTCCTGCTGCTTCTGTCCATGCCGCGCCTTGCATCCTGCTTTGCCCTTACACCACCGACAAGCTTCAACAGAGGGGCTGAAGGTGGGGTTCTCCGAAGTCGCATCAATCAGAGCAGGTATGAGCGTTTCTGAGACCCAGGTGTACAGCTCAGAGTCCGTATACTTGGTGGTGTCGAGATCGTCGCTTAACCGGGGTTGGCCTATACAGGCTTCTATTTTACAAGGATTGGAGCCGGGAGTCGAATACCCTAACGACAGGGCCAGCACAAGTGAGTAGGCCTTCAGCTGATCTGTCTCTGACGACACTCTCACCCCTTTTCCGAACTTCCAGTCATTACATAAGATACTACCTGATGCCGTAAAGGATACCCCGTAGTCCAGAGTACCCCGGACTTCAGACAGTAGCACTCTAATTGCGCTGCCACTCGAATGAGGGAACATCTTATCCAGGATGCCCTCGCTGATAACGTCCCCAACAAAGTTCTCTAGCGAACCCTTCACCTCTACAAACGTCTGAACACTGTCCCCAGAGAACCTGTTGACCTGCGTAAAAGCCCAATCCAAGCAGGTCTGAACTGCATCAGTTTGCTCCTGGTCCAGTTGGTACTGTTTAATCTCTGTTTGAGTGACTTTGTACTCCCCGCGGCGCAAGATAGTTTCAGTAACCTTGTGCAGCATGGTACCTTCTTCAGCGTACTTCGAGGTATTGTCCTCTACGCCTTTGCTCAGTTGGTAACTTCCAGGGCACTTGATTATCCGGGGAAGTTGGGACGGTGAGAATTCTGCGTGTTTGTCATTACTCATGTTGTCTCCTTTTAGTTTAACTGTGCTAGTGTATGTCGTCTATACTCTCTTCCTCTGGCACTTCTTCTTCTTACTCGTCCTTTAGTTTCTCAAGATACCAGTCACCTACCCACGCATACCCTAAGTCAAAGTGAAAGTGCCTCACCAACTCCGGGAACTGCTTGAAGTCCCTGTATTTTCTGTTATCAGGAGTGCCAAAGCCCAAGAAGGTTCTCAAGAATCGACCGCTACAGAAGCAGCAGACAGAGTATCCTCCCTTTAGTAGTAGATACGGAACGCCCCTCCTAGAGATCTTCAAGTCTCCCCCTATATACTCCTGTACTCTTTCGAGCATACGAGATGCTTTGCTCATGTTATTCACATTCCTTGGGACAGAGTGTCCCACATATGTTAGTGGTGCTCTCGGGGTGCCTACATCCTCGGCGGTCCTCAGGGCGGGAGTCTAACTCCTCCCTGGTTGCGTCAGTCCACTCTTCGACTAAGTGTATGCACTCTTTATCGAATTCTTTCTCGCTCCTTATGTTAACCCTTTTAGTTCCATTTCCATTTCTAGTATACGCCGCTTCAGTACGTCCTCACGACTTTCTGTAGGGGCCTCGTCAAGAAACCCTTCATCAGGGATACTGTCTTGATCCACCCTCAGAGGAGGCATGTAGTAGTACACTAGGGGCCTTACCCCTGTTCCCCTCTTAGGCTCACGTCCAGAGACTTGTTTAGACCAGACATGTACTGAGTGTTTCAGTTCTGTAAAAGCCTTGGAGTTCACTACCATGCTATCGTACCCAAGGATAATTCGGATGTCCTTGAGCACCATAGGTCTCCAGTCCCCGGTTAGGCTGGCCTTTTCCACATCAAAAGCGTAGTATAGTTTCTCTGCTACTGCTTCAGACCCTACTGTTAAAGCAGAGTTATTGATCTCGTCTCTTGCTTGTATTACTGGTAAGTCTTCAGGGGACTCTTTATCGAACCACCACCTCTCCCCCGACTCATATATACTATACAACTGGCCCCACAGTTGGTCAATACTAATCTTGTGTCCATGCAAGATTTTTTCTACGTGTATTAATTCATACCGACGGTTTCCAGTTAGATCCCGAAGAAATGTGGTCTTGTTAGCTGAACCCGCAAAAACAGTTCTTCGTGAAACCTTAGTAGCACTCTCTCCATAAGGGAGTACTACCCTGTCCATAGTCCTGTCCAGGAACTCCTTAAACTCTGAGCTTCCGCGTTTAGAAAAATACGTGTCAACCTCGTTAAGGTTGCATATCAGCATCCCTGACAGCTCCATTGTGAGCTTAACGTCATCTGATCGAAAGCTCCCGAAGTTCAGTCTTTTACTGGCGCAGTGCTCTTGTAAGTCCTTTGGGAATAAGGACTCAATCCATTTGGTTTTACCCACATCTTGAGGGCCAACGAACACCAGAACTCTGTTCAGCCTTACAGGCCTGCTCGAATCATGACATGCCGCTGCCACAACCTGAATTAGCCACCGCCTTATAAAGTGGTTGTACGCTACCTCCTTATAGTGTTGATGAGATGTAGGGGGGAACAGAGTGTCATAAAGTGTGGTTAAGCGATCCTCGCCATCCCAGTTCTCTCCGCATTCTTCAAAGTACTCCTTAATAGGGTTGGTGATCCTTGTTTTGCATTGAGCGGACAAGAACTTTTTGACCTTCCCACTACCAAAAGCAGACGGAGGGAAACCCATAGTTAATAAGTCGGTGATTATGTACTCACTTATTTCCGAGAGGGTTAAGCCATAGCCCTCTGCTAAGTTCTCCATCCGCCATCGACGGAGGACTTTCGCAGGTACTTCTACTTTGGGCTCCTTGGTTATCTCATTATAGTAACAACTGAACCCGTAGAACTCAAGATATGTGGTAAAGTTATTGATGGTCCCCAAGTGGGTTCCCTTAGCATTAACGTCAGGAAACTTCGGGCGTTGAGCGTTCACCAGTTTTATAATGACTCCCACAGTGACAGGAGTGCTTGTGTCTTTAAAGCCCAACCATTTTTGCTCACACACAGTCTTGTCGTACTTCGGACCCTGCTTTGACCACTCATCCCAGACCAGAAAACCCTCAATGCTCCCTTTAAAATTGTGGTGAAGGGCTTGCCCAACCATTAACCAGGGGGAGTATGCCTCATCTTTTCCACTGTGATCCAGTATGACTTGCTCGCCGCTCATCAGCCTGCTAAAGGTATCCTCCTTTAGCGAGGTAACTGGTACTTGCCTGAGTAGGTCACGTGCCTTTGTTACTGATAAGGGCTGGTACTTAGGAACCTCTGACACAGAAGACTCGAATATCTCTGCGTCGGTCTTGACTCTCTGGGGGAAAAAGTCCTTCAGGATTTCCTGAAGATCCTCCATAGTGTACTCAGTTATGCTCGCGGGCGATCCTTCACGGAGTATACCCGTTACCGTTACATAGCCGACAGACACGAAGAGGTCTCTACCGCTGTCAGTAAGTTGCAGCGATCTTCCGAAACACTTTTCCAGTTTACTCTTGTCAAGGCACTTCAGTAAAACATGGCACCCTGAACCAGAGGGAGACACCTCAGTGTAGGAGTTAAGGAGCTTAACCAACTCCTCATTCTCCTCTGTTGGTTCGTCAATGTCCACACACAGGTACGAGTGGGACAGGTCATAGCGGATACCAAAACCTGTATTTGGTACGTCTCCTGATATCTCTTCAACTTCAGTAAACGTCAAGAGTTCATCTCGTTTACTCCAGCCGTTATCAACAGGAGGCTTGATTATTTTGTACTCTAGTCCTCTCTTTAAGGGTTTAGGTTGCCAAAGGAGCCAGTGGGGAAAGTCATCTCCGGTCAGTTCTTCGGGGACTCCTCCGGGTTGGGTTTCAGATAAGCTTGCGTATGCATTCGGAAGTTCTTGCTCAGTGAAAAGTTTTTTCATGTTTAACACAAATAGGCTAAGGTTACTGAAGGAAGGCTAACTACAAGATATCATGAACTTGAGTACTTTGCAAAGCCTTCCTGACATGCCTCATGTATCAAGTCACTCCCATATGATATGTGCGTAAGGAGCCTTTTTAACTGCCTCCCTGTAGGTCACCCCTGATCCAGTGATCTTAAGAATATTCAAGGAGTCCATTCGAGGAAGCTCTATTAGACCCTCATTCCCCCGGATATCCAAGGATTTAAGATAGTATGAAGGTGCCCCTAGGGAGTTTATAGAACAGCTCATCAGTACGGCCTTAGCACAGTACTCAAGGTTCCCTAGATCTGCGAAGTCTATCTTGTTACCTGTTAAGTCTACAGAGTGTACTGCTCCGGGGGCTCTTGGTACTGCGGTAATGCCATTGTAAGACAGGTCCACAGTCCAGGGGGACAGGTTTTCAGGCAAGTCCTCGCCAAACATGCTACAATTACTCGCAATCAAGTGGAGTACGTTAAGATTTGGTATATCAGTCAGGGCCTTGTTTCCGCTGACGTTCAGCGCATTTAAAGAATACAAGGGCTTCAGACTCTTTAAGCTCTCGTCAGTAAGGAGGTTATCAGACAAATCCAAGTGGTGAATTTTAGGAAGGTCCTTTAACCAGGGGGGAATCTCCCGCAGACTCATACTGGATAAGTCCACGTACCCGCTGCTTACTAGCTCTAAATTGTTGTACCTTGAGCCAAAATGCTCACCTAATTTATTTATATTCATGGTTACTTCTCCTGTTAATTTTGCTTTGTGTGGTATCCACTGCTTTGCTCGTAGGTTGTTCGTAGCGTAGTTTATTTAGCTTCATGGTTACTTCTCCTGTTAATTTTGCTTTGTGCCCTTCTGCCACTTATACAGTCTTCTCGCGGACTCCTTGACAGAAGACCACAGGCCTTTAATTCTTACCGTTGCTTTCGTGATGCGCTGGTACATTGGGCTAAGTTCTTCCACTAGTTGCCAGACATCAATATCAGCTACAAAATCAGTGAACGGGTTCGCCCTCTCGTACCAGTGGTGCATTAGATCTTCAGGGGCCTTTACTAAGCTCTTCCTCCCTTTAGGATACTCGGTCTGTATGTAGGTAAAGTGGGAAACCGCTTCATTGACACACAGTAAGACAGTTAACTTGTGGTCTTTGAACTGCTTCAGAAACTCTATTACCCACCAAACCAGCTCTAGCTGGTACACTGTGTATGATAAGCCACATTGGTTGGAGAGTGCTAGCGTGACTCGGACTCTGACTATGCGTGCTTGTATCTCATCACAAGACTTTGTAGTCTTATGGCAGTTACTGATCCACTGGCTTACCCAGTGTTGCCAGGGAGTGTAAGTACATACGCTTCTAGCTGCCGAAGCTACTTTGTTTATCACCCCAAGCTTGAACATGAACTTCTCTTGCGCAGGTATTCGGGGGCACAGATCAATCATAGTCAGGAACACTGTGGTGTTGTCAGCTCGACTCAGCAGAACCCAAGCCTCTTTATGGGACGTTATACCGTTTTCACGGTACCAGTCGTGCAGTGTACGGCAGTCCGCTGACTCTCTGTGGTTGTCCCACTCACGAAGCTCTTGAAGCAGTTCAACAGTTTCCCCCTTTTTTACAACGAGGCATCTCCGAGACTCGACATCTCTGAAATACGGGGGCTCAGGACGAGGGAGAATGGGTTCTCTCAGCCCTGGGCATAAGTCGCTGAAAAACTCAGAGCCGGAGGGGGGCAGGGGGTCTTCCCACCCCCCTCCGGCTCTGGACAGCTCTTCTGAGTCAGTGAAGCAGTGTGAAGCGGGGTTACCCAAATACGGGAGACAGGTGGACCGGAAGAGCCGAGTATCTTCGAAAACAAAGGCTCGGTATATGGAGTCTGCATCATTAAAGTCACACTCAGCAGCTTTGGGTGCGAAACTCAGCAGCTTAGTGTACGCATACTTTCGACAGTCCCTCAGAGTGTCAAGGCGAGCATAGTCATAGGTCAAGCCCTGGAACCTCATTCGAAGATTCCAGAAGGTCCTTGAGCCTTCGGGGACTCTGGTAAACCTAAGCTCCCAGTCCCCCAGTTGCTCAATGTAGCCGTTACAGTTATCCTCTCGGTTAGCGTCTCCGAGCCCCACCATAGAGGAAGCAGTGAGTTTTTCAATGAGGTCTTTAAGCCTGTCTTTCTCAGGTTTGGGGATACAGTAGTTTTTCATGTTGTTCTCCTTAAGTTGAAATCCTGTTTCTTGATCTTAGCTTTACGTCCATCAGGGTGGTGAAAAACAATTCCTTCAATGTCTTTGCCCTTTAACCAGTCTTTCAGCCCTTCCAGGTCTCTAGGACAATCAGGGTTCTTTTGTATTTTTGGTCCACACAACTCATAAGTTCCGTTAGGCTGGCCTTCAAAGGCGTCCCTGTGGTACTTGTCCTCGGTGTTAGCACAGTCAACGGGCACCCAGCCTACCCGCTTCCCTGTATTAGTATCAAACTGCTCTTCCACAAACTCAGCAGGAGTCCTCCTCCCACGTTTAACTTCACGCCTCTTCCACAACTTTTGGTTAAACACCTTGCAGCATGTCCCGTCGTACTTTCGAGTAGTTACGCCTCCACCATTAAAAACCCAAGCACAGTCAGAGTGAGGCTTGTCAAGGAGTGTTCTCATGTTTTTGGGGTCTCGTACAAATATTGTAGGTATCTTCTTCATGTTACTTCTCTGTTGAAGTTTATAGCCCTAACAGTCTCTTAGCACATGCGACAGAGCATACTTGGTAATTGCCACAGGGTATCACGTAGTCCTCATGTACGGAGTCGCCACAGTGTTCGCACTCGAAGTACCCGTCGAAATCCTCGTATTCTCCCTGACCCTTTGAAGCAAACTGTTTAGCTGTGGGGTCTAGGATAGATCCATCAGGTCTTTTGCACCACCAGTGCTGTTCTTTTCTGTTCGTTATAGGGCACCAGTACCAACCACGTACCAGAGTTAACGTAGCGTCTGCTTTCACAGCGGCTTCAGCCATTTCTTTACACTTCCCTCTATACTTCGAATAGTCGCTTTGAGTTTCCATAATGCTAGTAGGTGTTTGGGTTCGTGTTTGGGTTCGTTCCATAGGTGTTGTACCAAGTTACAAGGTCGAGTAGAGTGTCAAAAGTTCTACCCACCCGCCAGCAGTTAGCATAAATGTAAACTGTATAGCTCTGTTCAACTCGGTCAGTGAGAACTTGTTGATGATAGAGGATTCGAGCCACGAATTTCTCTCCTATGTAGATAGGCATCCGAACAGTAAAGCTCGTGTCCGCGCAGTCAAGGAGAGCAGGACTGTTTTCAGAGAATTTCTTTATCCCTCTGGTTACATCTTCAGGGAACAAGAACCCCGCATGTCTGGCTGTGTCCTTCTGGCAACCTTTAAGAGACAGCAGGGCGCCAGGAGTAATCTGCAAATACTTTGCGCTTAAGTTAGAGTTCAGTAGCTGAACGGGCACACTGTCTCTGACGAGCAAACGATAGTGGTGGTACAGTTCATCTGCATTCTTGAAAAACATATTAACTCCTTTTGTTGTTGGCTTCAGTACCACTGTAACACATGGTCCAGAGGATTACAAGTAAAAGCTACTCTTTATTGACAGTGTTCCGGTACCCTGTACAGCTATGCATTAGAGCTTCACGGTAAGTGTACTCCTCTCGAAGCATCTGGTTCCTGTTTTCGTCTACCCAGTATCTGCCTACATGCCGAAGGCTACCGTCGAGGGACAAAACAAGACGATAGTACTCACACCTGCATTCTTTAAGAGTCCTTGCGCTTACTTCATGGTTCTGTACAGAGCCATTAAGCATAAAACGCCCGACTAGCCCTTTCCAACCGGTGGATGTCTTGACATACTCTGAGGCCCATGACCCGGTATCCTCTACATGCCCGTACCGGGACTTCCTCAACCCCCTCATGCATCCTATAGATCCAGACTCCAGTTTCTCTTTCGCCTGTGCTATCTGGTATTCTCGGGTAATTGCTAACTTCATGCTGATCTCCTATGTAAAGGTTAAGCAAATGTATCTCTGGACTCTAGTGCTTTGGAATACGAGTACTCGTCCCTGTCCCACCGGTTCTGATTTTCATCAACCCAGCACTCCCCGACCTTCTTCAAGGTTCCTACCTTGTTCAGTATATCCTGGTAGCACACCCACCGGCCCTTTAAGAGGCTCGAAGCACTGAAGCACTGATGGTACGGCTTGTTGTCAACTTGTCCACTGATGCGGCAATCCCAGCCGGAGCCGTTGCGTTCGTAGGTTAGTATCCAGGGGGTCGCTTGTCCTTGGACGCTATATGACTCATGGTGGCCGGAGGCGGTGCCCCGGTATGTAATCCCCACGTTACCATAGTCTGCTCGTATTAGAGGGGCAGACCATCCGAGCAAAGACATGCTACCCTCAACACTACCAGAGGTGAAAGTGTCTACGTACTGAGCAAGCGATGCTTCTATGTAGCTGTGCATGTTTCTTCTCCATAATAATTACAACTAAAGTTTGCGCCTAACTGAACCTCCGCTGTTGCGTTACCCACTACCCTACAATCAAGCCACTCATACTCTATTCCACAATTCACTAGGGGAGCAATAAAACGTAGCTACGGAGTACTTTGAATTAGTTTGGATATTCATTTTTCTTCCCCTCTGCGTTTGGTGCAGCCGGTGCAGTCGGTGCAGTTGGTGCAGTTGGTGCAGTCACAGCAGTTGGCGCAGTCACGGCAGTAGTGGCAGTCGGTGCAGTCATGGCATATACGGCAGTTGGTGCAGTCACGGCAGTCATGGCAGTTGGTGCAGTCATGGCATATACGGCAGTTGGCGCAGATACGGCAGTTGGCGCAGATACGGCAGTTGGTGCAGTAGTGGCAGTTGGTGCAGTAGTGGCAGTTGGTGCAGTAGGGGCAGTTGGCGCAGTTGGTGCAGTTGGCGCAGTTGGTGCAGTCACGGCAGTCATGGCAGTTGGTGCAGTCATGGCAGTTGGTGCAGTTGGCGCAGTTGGTGCAGTTGGTGCAGTTGGTGCAGTAGTGGCAGTTGGTGCAGTTGGTGCAGTTGGTGCAGTTGGTGCAGTTGGTGCAGTTGGTGCAGTTGGTGCAGTTGGTGCAGTCAACTAGGGACTCACTAGCCTCAGTTGCTTCTTTAATAGTAAACTCTTTCTTGGACCATTTGTTGTCGTGCTGGTCTACCCAGTGTAGATCCTCTGCGTTTGGTGCAGTTGGTGCAGTTGGTGCAGTCACGGCAGTAGTGGCAGTCGGTGCAGTCACGGCATATACGGCAGTTGGTGCAGTCACGGCAGTCAGGGCAGTTGGTGCAGTCATGGCAGTTGGTGCAGTCATGGCATATACGGCAGTTGGCGCAGATACGGCAGTTGGTGCAGTAGTGGCAGTTGGTGCAGTAGTGGCAGTTGGTGCAGTAGTGGCAGTTGGTGCAGTTGGCGCAGTTGGTGCAGTTGGTGCAGTTGGTGCAGTAGTGGCAGTTGGTGCAGTTGGTGCAGTTGGTGCAGTTGGTGCAGTTGGTGCAGTTGGCGCAGTAGTGGCAGTCAACTAGGGACTCACTAGCCTCAGTTGCTTCTTTAATAGTAAACTCTTTCTTGGACCATTTGTTGTCGTGCTGGTCTACCCAGTGTAGATCTGTTTCCTTGGTGCAGTAGTGGCAGTTGGTGCAGTAGGGCAGTTGGCGCAGTTGGTGCAGTTGGCGCAGTTGGTGCAGCCGGTGCAGTAGTGGCAGTTGGTGCAGTAGTGGCAGTTGGTGCAGTTGGCGCAGTTGGTGCAGTAGTGGCAGTTGGTGCAGCCGGTGCAGTAGTGGCAGTTGGTGCAGTAGTGGCAGTTGGTGCAGTCGGTGCAGTTGGTGCAGTAGTGGCAGTCAACTAGGGACTCACTAGCCTCAGTTGCTTCTTTAATAGTAAACTCTTTCTTGGACCATTTGTTGTCGTGCTGGTCTACCCAGTGTAGATCTGTTTCCTT